GTTGCAGCGGCAGCGTCGCGGCCCCGCCGCGTCGCCTTCGCAGTCCTGGCATCGCTGCCAGCAGTTGACCGCGTGGGTGCCGTCGGCGAGCGGGCCGCTGCAGCATCGGGGCACCGGGTGGCCGCCCACCTCGGTGGGGCGGCGAATGATGGCGCGAATGCGCTTGATGTTGCAGCGGTCTATGTCGGCGAGCGAGGTATCCGTCCACGGGTGGGGGCGAGCCAGCAACTCGCGGATCTCGTCAAGGCGCGCCTGCTCGGCGGTGAGGATGTTGGCGGCGTTGTTCTGGAACTCGTGGCACTTTGCGACATGTGTCCGCAGCCGCTCCAGTTCGGTGGTCTGCGCGGGGTCGGCGAGCAATCCCGACTTCCGCTGTGCGTGCTCCAGCGCATTGCGCCACGGGTCGTTGCCGTTCGAGTGCTCGCCCCGCACCTCGATCGGCGCCAGCGCTTCGGCCAGCCGATCGGCCCACTCCTCCGCGCGGTCTCGTTCGGCGATGACTTCGAGCATCTCCCGCTCCTGCCGGGTGGTTGGCTCTGCCGGCTCACTCGCCATCGAGGGTCTCCTCCCGGGCCGAACGGGCCGCGAAACTGGCCATCGTGAGGTCGAAGTCGCCAGCTGTGACGACGATCCGGTGCGAAGCTGAGTTGGCCGCCGTCGTGTTGATGGCGCCGAGCGCGTCGGCGGCGACCTTGTACGCCTCCGGAGCGGTTGCGTCGAGCTGGCCGGCGCGAATCTGGAGTTCGTCGAGGCGCTGAACCAGGCGGCGGTACTCGCGTGCGGCGTCCCGGATGGCGTTGGCGAGGTTGCGCTCGCACAGCGTGCGGGCGAAGTCGATGTCTGTCACGGCTGGGTCCCTTCGGTGGGTTCCTGTCGGGCGGCGGCGGTGGTGATGCGTTGCGGGGGCGCGTAGTTCGTCGCCCGTGATCCGGTTGATGCATGTCCGCCGGGGCGGGGCGGCGCAGTGTGGTCAACCCCGCCCAAGGCGAGGCGACGGATACGGGGGCAAGTCATCACGCACCCGCCTCTCGGTGTTCGGGGTTGACCTGGCGTTCGACCATCTCCGCCCGGTACGCCACAGACAGGGCCGAACCGGCACTGTGCGGGGACGCCCACGCCACACCCGAGTCCAAGCCGGCGAAATGGGTGCGGCAAGACGGGGAAGCGAGGATCAGGTGCTCCATCGTGGACCGCAGCACCGCATCCACCAGATGCTCATCGCTGATACCCGGATGGTCCGGGACCGCGACCACGTCGATCGTGACCCTGATGTGGCGGTGCGGTGCCGTGGTGGGGTCGCTGTAGAGGACCCGCTTCGGGGACAGCTGGGTGGTCATCACGCACCCCCGTCTTCGTTCGCGATGCGCAGCAGCACGTCGGCGTGGCACGGGGCCCACAGCGGGCACCAGCAGGCGAGGTTCTTCCCAGCCAGCTCGCGTCGGACATCCTCGGCAGTGACCTTGCGGCGGTCGAGCCGGAAACCGGCCCAGATCATGGCCGGGCTGAGGTTGCCGGTGATCAGCCGCTCGTAGGTCTCGACGGTCTCGGCGCGGGTCATGTAGCGGACGTGGCAGACGGTGACCCGCCCGTCGGGGTGGTGATAGTCGTGCCGGGCGCCGTCGACGCTGATACGGCCCTCGTACTCCCACGCGCCACCGTCGACGGCCGGAACACGGGCAAGGCCGGTGTATTTCTGGTAGCCGAACGGGTTGCCCCACTTCGTTGGCCGTCCGACGTACACGGCATCCGATGGCATTCGCCAGCCTTTGGTGCGCTGGCGCTGGATCCGCTCGGGCATCACTGCCTGCCTTCCCGATCGGGGTGGAGGGCGTAGATGAGGGTCATCACGCATTCACTTCCCGGGCCTGGTCCGGGCAGATGTAGCGGGTAGCGAGCTGCTGCAACGCCACACCGTCACGGAACTTCACCGGCTGAGACGGGTAGATACCCGACGCGATGTCGTAGTACGACTTGCCCGGTGCGGAGGTGAGGGCGGTGCAGATCGTGTCCGCCAACTCGCGGTACACGCTGGACGGCTCGGTGCTGAACTGCAAAGTCGGCAGCCGGCGAGCCTGCACCTCAAACGAGGCGTAGTCCTTCACCGGTGCCTGCACTGTGGGGGTGGAGATCAGGGTGTTGATGCCGTTACCGGACCCGCAGGCTGTGAGCGACAGAGCCGCCACAGCCAAGACGGGAACGGTGAGACGGAGGCGGGGGATGGTCGCGTTCGCGCTCATCGGTTGTGTCCTTCGGGTTGGGTTGATACCCCCGAGCTTAGCTGGCTAGTAGTGCGTAGTGCAATGCCCTATGCGCTACTACTTTCCGCAATCAAGCGGCAACGCTATCCACATCTGCCCAGCTCGCCGCGGCCTTCGCCCGGATCTCCGCGGGCGTCAACGCGGGCGCCACGAACACAGACCGCCGGCGTTCCAACTCCGCATACGAGGGCATCGACGACTCCAGCCGCCAATCGACCATGGCGGCCATCTCAGCCGTCGCCTCACTCAACTCGCGGCGAGACTCCCACTCGACCCACTCCCCCAGTAGATCCTCGATGTGCGGCGAGGACATGAGGGCACGCCAGGACAGGGCATCCCGACACACATCCCCCTCCGCGCCCTGGACGCAGGCAAGGCTTGACATACGCCACTGCATCGACTCATGTCGAAGCTGGTGATACTCCCCCACGGGGATCGTCACCTCACCCGTCTCCGGATCCACTCGCGGCACGGCCCGCCGCGGAAACCTACGCGGCGAGGTCATCGTCATCCACCGCATACGGGAGTTCCTCGCCCGGGAACGCCAGCCGTGCCGCATCCACGGCGAACAAGCCGAGGACACGCTCAGCGTCATCCCGGTCCCCATACCCGCCGTCGACGCGGATCACGATGTCCCACGACCCCATGTCGTTCTGGGCGAGTTGGAGCCGCGGCCAGTCGGAGCGCGTCAAGAGAAGATCCGCCAGGGATTGCGTACGGGCCGCCGCGAAGTGCGGGTTGGGTCGGTTGAGCTGGTACGCCTTGATTGCCTTGCTGGTGTTGTCGTTCATCGCTTCTCCCCTAGTATTCGGTTCGCGGGTCGTTGGGTTCGAGGTCGGCGTAGTTGCCGTTGAAGATCACCCTGAACTGGCCTTTGCGGCCGTTCCGGTTCTTGATAACGCCCATCTCGACGTACATCGACGGACCCTCGGCCTCGTCGGGCTTCTTCATCACGATGACCGTGTTCGAGTCGTTCTCGATCTGTGCGGACTCGCGGATGTTGCCGTCGCGGTTGATCTGCGCCAGCTGCACCACAACGATCCCCAGTTCCATCACCATCGACTTCACCGACCGAGACAGATACGCCACCTGTTGTTCCCGGGAGCGGCCTTCGTGGCGGGTGTTGAGCAGCTGCAAGTAGTCGATGACGACAAGGCGGACACCGTTGTCGCGCACGTGCCGGCGAGCGGCTTCGACGATGTGCTCAATGGACATCGGCGCGGAGTCGTCAACCAGCATCGGCAACTGGGTGAACCAGTCGCGCCAGGTGTCGTAGCGGCGCCAGTTCATGTCGCCCAAGTCCCGGTTCTCGATCGCGGTCAACGGGATCCGGGCCTTGCGGGCCACCACCCGGTCGAACACTTCGAGACGATCCATCTCCGCAGAGAAGATGATCGACGGGTAGCCCTTCTCCGCCGCGTGGGTGGCGATCTGGATCCCCGCGACGGACTTGCCGAACCCGGTCGGCGCGGCGATCGTCACGATCCGCTTCGGAAGGAACCCGCCACCGGTGAAGTCCTCGTTGTACTCGGGCCACGGCGAGGGGATGGTGTCCTCGCGGGTGTTCATACGGTCCCGCCAGGGGTCGATGAACTCCGACACCCACTCGGGCCCGACTGGGGCCGTGTCGCCGGGAGCATCAGGCGACACGTCGGTGGCGTCGATGAGCATCCGCCGTGCCAGCTCGGGGACCTCAAGGTGATCGCCGGATTCGACGAGGTCACGGGCCGTATAGACGAACGTCGACACCCTGTCGAGGAACGCGCCGTCGTCCTCCTCGGGTGGTTCGGGTGTGGCGGTCACTCCGCCCGCCTCCGGTCCGCGCCATCCAAGGTGATGACCTTGCAGGTCTCCGCGAGGCGGGAAGCGGAACGCTCCCCCAGCAGCTCCACGAGCTCCTTCGCGGTGAAGTTGCTGGTGAAGATCGTCGGACGTAGCGCGTCATACCGGGCGTCGATGATGCGGGCAGCCACGAAGTCCGGATCCGGGACCGTCCCGAGATCGTCGAGGATCAGGAGCGGAACCTTGGTGTTGTGCTCGTGCTCCTCCCGCGGCGTGTAGCCGGACCTGTAGCGGGCCGCAGAGGCCATGTCGGCGTGCTTCAGGTAGCGGAAGACCACCGGGACGTTTTTGGCCGCGAGACGACGAATGAGGGCGAAACACGCGTGGGTCTTGCCGACTCCCACCGGGCCGGCGATCAGAAGCGACTCGCACGGGGTGGTCGGCCGGTTCGATGGCCACGCCTCGATGAGCGTCTTGGCGTACTCGTCAGCCCAGGCGAGAAGCCCTTCGTGGTCGATGTCAGCGTCGGCGAACCGGTTGGGGATTGCGTCCAGTGCCGCGGGGTTCACCTCTTCGGCGTGGGTCTTCAGCTCGTCGAGGTGATCGGGTCGGGGATCGTCTATCAGGGTCACGGTCGCTCCTGTCGGGCTAGAAGCTGGCGGCGGCTTGGCTGGACCAGTCGCGGTCGCGGCTGAAGGCGCTCGGGTTCCAGGTCGGCTGCCTGGCGGGACCGGGGTCGCTCTCCCAGTAGTCGCCCTTGAGCCAGCGGAAGAGGTGAAGTCGATACTTCAGATCGGGGGTCGCATCCACATATCGCTGTATTGCCTTCAGGATTGCGTCGAGGTCCGCGCGCTTTAATGCCGCGTTCCATTCCTTGAAGGCGTCTTTCTTGGATCCGCGCATGCCGTAGAGCTTCCAGGCCTTTTCGAACTCGGGGGGGTAGTTGTTTCGCGTCGCCGGCCTGCCGGTCTCGGGCGGTTGAGGGAAAAGCGCTTCAGAGGAGAGGCTCGGGGCGGCCTGGGTGTGCTCGTCCGTCTCCGCGGGCTGGGATTCTGACTCTGCGACGCGGAGCGGCGCACTACTTATATGGGAACTTATAGGGAACTTAAGGGAACTTACGGGGCTGTGACCTGCGGATATGACCGACCCCGTGACCGGTTCCGGTAACGGTCCCCGGTCACTTTGGTCACGGTCCCCGGTCACGCCGGTCACGGTCCCCGGTCTCGCAGGCGTTTCGTGACCGGGAAGCATGACCGGGCCGTGACCGGGGACCGTGACCGACCTGGCGTGCTTCATCCGCTCCCGGTACGCTCGGTTCTTCGCTGCGTTCCGCGCCCTCTGACGCTCGGAACGCGACTCCACTGGGTCCACCCCAGGTTTTCGCGCCATTTCGAAATTGCACGCCAACTGAATCCAATTCTTCCCCTCGGATTCAGTGAACCACTTCTCCTCAACCAGCCATTGCCGAACCGAGTGGGCCTCCGCCTCCGTGCACCACACCTCCGATGCGAGCCGCGCATCAGTAACCGTTATCCCCTCACCGGTTTTCATATTCGCTCGACCGGCGAGGGCGAGCGCGATTGCGATCACGAGGTGTTTCGACATGCCGGGCATGCAGGGTTCCGGCAGTGATCGGGTCCAGCCGTGCACCTTGCTCACCGCGCATCACCCACGGTCGACATGTCAGCCGTACAGGCCCCGCCGGCTGTGTAGGTGTTGACGGGCATAGCAGCCCCTTCCTGTGGCCCCGCCAACGTCACGAAGCAGCTTTGGTGATCTCGACGGGGAACCGGGACGGCACACCGATGCGGTGTACGGGGGCGAACCACTCGTCGTCGCCGTGTTTGGCGGACGTGTGGAAACCTTCGAACGGCTCGATCCGGTGCTCGAACTGGGCCAGCTTCGGGAATTCCCAGTCTTCGAGGACGTCGTCCCACTTGCGCTCCCGCAAGGCGATGACCTTGCGGCACTGGTGCCAGTCCTCCCAGCAATCGACCTCGCCGTAGTAGACGAACTCCGGGCTGGCCTCTCCGCACTCGCACGTGGTCCAGCGGCGGGCCGGATCACCCATGGCGCCGTCGGTGCGGGCAAGCTGGTCGCGCTCCTCCTGGATCTCCTGGAAGGTGCGCATAGTGGGGGCGCTCATGCAACGGCCCTCACGGGACGCTCAGTGGTCACCGGCGCCGCATCCTCCGGCTTCTGTGCGCACTGCTCTAGGAACTTGAAGAACGTCGCCAACGCCTCGATCGAGGCCTTCTGGATGTCGGCGCCGTCGTTCTCCTCGGCGTACACCTTGGTCAACGCGGGCAGGTCGTGGCCAAGCTTCCGCCCCGCGGCCATCACCTGCTTCTGCGCCGCGAGCAGGGACGCCTTCTGCTTCTCCTCAAACTCCGGGTCCTCATCCGGTGCGACCTGGTCGGCATCCAGCACCGGGGTGTCCCGTACCTGCGCCTTGCCGGCACCCAGGCCCATGAACTCGAACACAAGCTTCGCCAGCGTGAACTCTGGCCACGGTTCGACCTTGTCCTTGCCGGGGGTGATGTTGTGCTTCAGGGACCGGATGCCGACGATCGTGGGCTCCGCGTCGTGAGAAAGTCGGACCCACGCTGTAGCGTCCGCCGTGAGCCTCTTCTGACCATCGGGCCGCGCCTGCTTCGGAGCGTTCGTCTTGGGGCGGCCGTTCGCGTCGAACTGTGTCTTCTCCGTCTCCAGGGCCGTCATGACCACGATGCCGGGGAAGGTCTTGAGGATGTTCATCAGCTTGTTGTGGCGACTGTTCGCGTCGTTCCAGTAGTTCGACGTAATGTCGATCTCGGCGTCCGGGTCCTCCGAGAGGAGCTTCCGGTTGTTCTTCGACCGCCGCGCTCTAGCGTCGGTCCAAGCAGAGAGCATCGCCCATTCCGCGGTCATCGAGTCGATGACCAACGTGACAGGCTTCTCGCCTTTCGCGAGCGCCTCGCGTGCGATCTCGCGCACTTCGGAAACCTGACCGATGATGTCGATCCACGTGCCGTCGTGGTCGATGATCTCGTAGTTCGCGCCCGGGACTGCGCCGTACTCGTCCGCGCAGCCCTCGGCGAGGTCAAGCCAAAACGCCCTACCGACACGCTCATCGCCGGTAAACTCAGCCGCTTGGTACGTCTTCCCCGTCTTCGCCTCGCCCGCCAAGAGGATCAGGGGCCACGATGGAACCCCCGTGGGCTTTCTGACCTTGAGTGCCATCGTCGTTGTTCTCCGTTTTCAGGGTGCGTTTAGTAGCCGCGGGCCATGTGTGGCAGCGGCGGGAAGTGCTGGATTGGGCTAGCTAGCTAGCTAGGGCGCGCGTGTCCGTGTCGTCGTCGAACGCATCGATCACGGCGCGAACGGCCTGGTGGTACCGGGGCGGGAGCTTGGTGATGCGGTCGACAAGGTCCTGGTCGTGCTCGGTGAGCTGCGAGGCCTCAACGGGGAGGTTGTCGTCGTCCGGTTCGAAGCCGGCGAGGATCAGTGCCTCGTTCTTGGACCACTTGAGGGCGGTGGCGAATTTCTTGACGGTGTCCCGGCTGGGGTTGGCGGGAATGCGGATGGGTCCGCGCTTCTCGTAACCCTGTTCGATCTGCCTCCAGCGGGCCACACTGACGTTCGCGATCCGGGCGGCCTTGGCCTGGCTAAGTCCCAGGTCTCCGCGCTTGGTCCGCACAGCCCGCCCGAATGGGGTGCCCTCGGAGCAGTAGTCGGAGGGGGCGTCGGCTACGTTCATAACGTCATTCTAGATGCTAGTAGCGCGTAGTGCAATGCGCTACGTTACCCTACCTGCGAGTAACGAGACGGTGCCGCAGTGCGACTAGCAGACTGCCGCTGTACTACGCCAAACTGTGGGCCATGGCGCGTGGCACGCAAACATCTTCCACCCCGAAACCGTCACCTTTTGCCGTCGAGATGAAGCGCAAGAGGCAGCAGCTAGGGCTCTCCCAGAACCAGGCTGCCCTCAGAGCTGGTGTGAGCGTCGCCCGGTACCGGCAGATCGAGCAGGGTTACGAGAAGCGGGGGCCGATGAAGATCCCCGCCAACCCGTCCGCTGACTTCGTTATCAAGATTGCTCGGGGGCTGGACATGCCCCGCTCGGAGGCGCTCCAGATCGCTGGCCACGACCCGGACATGGCCAGCCCCGAAGCTACCGAGGACCGGCCGCCGACACGGCTATTGGCGAACTGGCCGCGACTCAATGGGCAGCAGCGGGCCATCATCGACGACCTCGTGACGTTGTTTGCAGACCCCGACGCTGTGGTGCGAACGCCAACCGATGAACCGCGGTCGATGGGCCCCCAGTTCAAGGTGGCAGATACGACCCACCTCGGTTTCCTCCCCGCCTCGGGTGAGCCGCAAGGCGGCGACATGCCGGCGCGACGGCCGTAGCCGCACGCGAGAAAGAGGGCACGACGCCGGTGAGCGTCAGGCCCTCTTTCGCTGCATCCCCTCACTAGCGGGATTCCATGCGTTCCTGTGCCCTCCGCATCAGGTCCGCCTGCATCGCATCGTCAGTGCCGTGATCCGGGATCCACACCACCTGATCCGGTCCCCCATCCGGATCCGCCACCTCCGCCACAATCACCCACCCCTGTACCCACGCCCCCGCTTTCGCTACACCCGCCCGCAGCAGAGCATCCCCCACTGCTGCCGCGACCTCGTCTCTGTCGCCTGTTCTGGCGCCCCTGCTACCCACCGAGGGCCTACCCTTCCCGTCCGCACTCTCTCGCTGTGTCCCCGACGCCGGCCCCCGACGCGATGCTGGTCTACGCAGCCGTGGCCTCCTGCCCGCCGTACTGGTCATCCCACGCCTTCACCCGACGGATCTTGTCCCGATCCCGAGACACCGTCGACGGGTGCAGCCCCAACCGGGCGGCGATTTTCTCGACTGTCAGCCCTTGCCTCGACAGTCGCTGCACCTCAAGGTTCCGTGGGGTCAGCACAGGACGCTTCGGTGCCGGCGGAGTCGTGGGTGGGGGGACCAGCACCAGTGGCCGCTTCCCACTTTTGATGTCGCCGCATTCCTTCGGGGTCATCCCGGCGAGGATCCCGTGCGTGTGGGGGTTGGCGAGCGCCTCACCGCGACAGATCGCCAGGCGCGCGCACTGCTCCAGGCAGATCGTTTTCGCCTTCGCCTGCTCGCCCGGGTCCTTCGAGAACCACAGGTCTGGGTCCCTGTTCCAGCAGATGCCGCGAACCTCACGGGACGTGTCCTCGCTCACCGGATCACCTCTTCGAGCTCCTTGATGCGAGCTTTGGCGGACTCCAGCTCGTCGCTCACGCTGCCCCCTTCGTTTCGTCATCCAGCCCGAGCATGGCCCTGCACGCGCCGTCGTTCTTCGGTGAACCCTTGCCCTGCGGATACCCGAGGGCCTTGCCGCAGCCCGTGCATCGTGGCGCTCCCATGCGGGTAAAGACACCAGGGATGGCAACCAAGGCCGCTGTACGACCGCAGGAGAGGATGATGGGCCCGGGAATCTCGGCCTGGTCCAACAGATGCAGTAGCTCGTCATCCGAGAGGGCGGCGTGATGCAGACGGTTCCAACTCTTCGTCACCAACCAGTCCATCTCGGCCAGGGACCGGTAGTAGCCCATATCCTCAGCAGCCTCGGTCATGACGCCAGCCTTTCGTTCACGGCCTGCTGGAAGCTGTCGAAGTCGATCAATCCCGTGTCGGGGTCCAGGTGGTCTCCGAAGAGGATCGGGGTGAGATCCGGGGTGTTCCCCAAGAACTCCTGCTCCGTGCCCAATCCGTGCGTCACGACGCCTCCTTCGCTGTGTCGATCCACTCCACATCCGCCAACCCGAACCGCTCCCGCAACGCCAACAGGTCGTCATACGACACCGGTTCAGTCGAGCCGTCCTCGCGGAGGAAGAACCACATCGGCCACCCGCCATTGGCCAGCCGTACCGGGATCCCTGCCGGGTCGTGGTGTTGCCGCACCGACCAACCCCACCGGTACGCCACAGCAGGATGTGCATGCAGATACCCATGGCATCCCTGAGTTCCACTCCCGCAGCAGTCCAAGGCCGCGGAGGGGCTGTACTCGCCGCCCTGGCTGCGATTCTTGCGATGCTGGTAGTTCGTGGCTCTCCCCATGCACACGCCGGGCACGGCCACCTCGCACATGCCGCCGCTACGTTCCCGCACCACAGCCCGCGCCCGCTTCTCCGCCGCTGCCTCACCCGGCTTCCGCCGCTTCACCTTCGGCTTCGACCCTGTGCGCTGGGGCTCGGAACGGGCATGGAGAGGAGTGACACGCTTCAGGCCATCGCCGCGCTTCAACGGCTCCGACCGCTTCACGATGGGCTCCCAGCGAGCGCCAGAATGGGACGGCTCACGAGCGCACACCCCAGTTCTCGCGGATGAGCTCGTCGAGCGTATGGGCTACGTCCTCGTAGTTGCGCTGTTCAATCTGAGGACGCGCACCGATGAGGAACGGCACGAGGCAGCGGACGACGAAATCGACGGGAAGCCGAACCAGGTCAACCTTGTCAGACCGATCGGTCATAAGGGGTTCAGCCATCACGCGCCGTTCCTTCCGTGTCCGTGGTCCACTTCCCGCTCATCAGCGATGAACGTTTGCCCGTTCGCGCACCGCTGCCGCAGCGACCGCAAAACATCCGCGAGGGATTCCTTGTCGGCCGCCGCGACCAGACGGGCCTCGTACAGCGCCCCGAGCGCGTCGTCTGCCTCCGCCCGCAACTCCGCCTCGGCAACCGACATGCGCTCCCCCGATTCCTTGAACCGCAGCGCTGCCTTCGCCCGCGCCTTCTTGTGCGCGGCCTCCGTGCGGGCAGCCTCCCGATACGTCTCCCGGGTCTCTGCTGCCCTCGCCGCGTACTCCTGGTCCAGGTTCCACAGGTGACGCCGGCTCTCCACGCTCACAACAGGATGACTTCCTGGGCGTTATCCCCATCGCCGATGGCGACCGTCTGCCGGTCTTCCCTACTTGCCCGGTAGATGAAGTCGCCGTAGCCGACGAGTCGACGGAGCGCTTCGGTCAGCGTCACGCCTTCCCGCTCGGCCAGGTTTGCCAGCGCCTTCACGGTCTTCGGTGTCACTGCGACATTGATCCGCTTGATTTCGGTGCTCATGCCAGCTTCCTTAGCGTCTTCTCGATGTTGGAGGGGCCGTGCTTCTCGTCCCACGCCTCGAGGTAGTCCCTCCCCAGGGGAGACAGGACCACAGGGTTCTCGACCCGCCCGGGCTGGTACTGGATCTCCCGTAGCCCCCGCGACTTCGCCAGCCACCGCAGCGCACGTTCGTCATCACCGACCACACCCCACGCGCGGAAGTACAACTCCCCGCGCATGTTGCGGACGCGGACTCCAACCAGCCCGGCCTTCACCGCGGCCAACACGTCATGGCGTGGCACGCTCCGCTTCAACCCGCCCATCAGGCCGCCACCTCTTCTTGCATCAACACTTCGGTTCGGTAAGCGGAGATCCGTTTCGCAACCCCGCGCACCTCACCACTGGGCCTCTGATCCCGCGCCGCAGTAGAAGCAAGCCGAGACAGGCGATCAGCACCGTCGTGCAGCACGTGACCCGCATGTCCCCTCACCCACTCGATGCGGATCCGCTCGGGATCCTCAGCGATACGGCGGGCGAACGTGTTGAGCCCGTTGCCCTCGTAGTTCGGCACCGGCCGAAGGTCGCCCTGTTGCCAGGCGCACACCAAGCCCACCGCGTCCCGTGAATCTGACAGCACTGTGATCGGATGCTTGTGTCTGCGCCACGCGGCCCGGATAGCTTTCAGCTCGGCGTGCATGGACAGGCTCGTGTCGTTCCGGTCCGGCGGCTGCTGGTAGGACAGGAGCCACCAGTCCCCCAGGTCATCCAGGTAGGCCATGCCCACGTGGCAGGGGTGTCCGTACAGCACCGAGGCGTCGGTCGCGACGATCGTGCCACGAGCCTTCTTGTTGGACACGGTGATGGTCACGCCGGTACCGCTTCTATGAAGCTGCCCGAGAACGCCGCAGCGATCCCCGCAGCACGCCTCCTGGTCTCCCGCACCGGCACACCGTCCTTCAAATGTCGCGACGCCAACCGCGCCAACGCGTCCGCGCCCTCGTTCAACGCATGCCCGTGATGACCGCGCGTCCACTGCACGTCGAACAGCTCCCCCGTTTGGGACACACGCCGAGCGAAGTTGTTCAATGTGCGCCCGCAATACCCGGGGATCGGTGCCAAGTCCCCCGCCCGCCAGCGTTCCATCAACCGCACCGCTTCCAGACAGTCGGAGAGGACCGTGACCCGATGCTCATGTTTCGTGGTTGCGTTACGGATCGCCCGCAACTCGGCCTGCAGCGAAAGATTCGTGCCAGGCTGCCGGCGACCGCGAACGACCCACTCCATCCACCAGTCGCCCGCATCGTCCAGGTAGGCGCAGCCGATGTGGACAGACCGCCCGATACGCACGGATCCATCGGTGGCGACCACCAAGCCACGGGCCTGGTCGCTGCGCATCTCGCTCATGCCGCCACCTGCCCGATAGCCTTTTGCGCGTTCCGCAGTGTCCCCGGCGACCAATGCAGAAGTTCCGCCGCCCGATACGGGGGCCACCCCTTCTCCTCGGTCGCGATCCGGAACAGCTCTCGTTTCTCGTCGACCCGCAAGATCCGGTGATCCCCACCAGCGAACACGCGCCGGATCGCGACCTCGTCGATCACCGGCTCAAGGGCGACAGCCGGCTCGGGATCGTTGTCGATGTCATCCCAGCCAGCCGGGGGGACGAACCCATTCTTCTTCGCGATGGTCGCCGTCCGCTTCGACGTGCCCCACTGGGTGCAAAGCTCGGGGTACACGCGGCGTACAGCCCGCTCAGTGGCGATGGACGCGGAACCCCGATCCACCGCCACCGCCAGCGAACGCGGCTTCAACCCGGCATGGCCAGCGATATCTGGCACCGTGAACGCCCGGCATTGCAACGCCCGCACCCGGCGTACTACCGCCCGGCCGTCACCACTGTTTCGGGACGGTTTCACCACGGGTGCGACGGCGAGTATGCGGCGGGCACAGTCGGCCCGGATCGTTCCCGTTCGGGCACAGCGCACCTCTTGCACCGTGGAGCGATGCACCCGGGCCGCTTCGGCGATGTCCTGCAGGTACATGCCCGCCGCGATGAGCACATCCACGTGTGCCGTCACCACGTCCTTGGGGAAGTAGCCGACCTCGCCGATGGCCTTCAAGTATTCGTGGTGGGGTTGGCAGTACGGTCCCCGTGTCGGTACCCGTGTGCACGCCCCGTGGATGCATTCTTTCCTGGGGCTGCTCATGCCTCACCTCTTGGGGTGGTGAGCCACACGTGGGGGGCTCGGAGGCAGTCCTCGTAGCCGCACACGACAAGCGGCTTGTCGACCAGCGGCATCCGCTCGATCTCCCGCCACTCCTCCTCGGTGAGGGTGGCGGGTGTGCCACAGAACGGACACCAGCGGACAGGGGTGGCGGAGACGATGCGCTCGGTCACGACGCCATACCTCCAAACAGGTCGAATATGGACTCCTGGCCAGGGATCTCCGGGCTGATACGCGCGACAGCGTCGGGGTCGAGTCCGGCGGCGCGGGCCCTTTCCTTCGCGTCCGTCGCGCGCCACTCGGCCAGGCGGCAGTAGTCGGCGGATAGGTCGACGGAGATCCCGTGGCGGCCGTGCATGGTGGCGACGAGCGCTGTGGTGCCGGTCCCGCCGAACGGATCGAGCACGACGCCGCCGGGCGGGCACCAGCCCTTGATGATGCGACGGGGCCACTCCATCGGGCCGGCGGCGAAGTGGTCCACATCGAGGTGGTCGGGCACGCGCAGCGGCTGGGTCGGGATCTCCCAGACGGAGCCAGGCACACGCCCGGGCGGGTTGACGGCGTCGAGCATCTTCCGGGCCTTCTGCCCGCCTCGAGCCTCGCGGCCGGTGCCGTTGGGCCGGAAGTAGCCGGACGGTGGGTTGCGGATCTCGTCGACGGCGGCGAAGTAGCGGGGCTGCTTGACCAGGTGCACCCAGTCCTCGTGCGAGCGGCGCACGCGGTCCGTCGCCGATTCCGGCATGCCGTTCGGCTTCGACCACACGATCACGGCGCGCACGATCAGGCCGAGCTCGTCGACGCACGCGATGCGGTACCGCTCCGGCAGCAGCATGAGGCTCTTGTTCGGGATGCCTGTCCGGCGGGGATCGGTCTGGCGCCAGGTCGCGGCCGAGTCGGTCACGTGCCGTCGGCCCTTGATGCCCGTCTGCGTCTGGCCCTGGGCACCGGAGTACTTGTCGCCGAGGTTGACGAAGATCGAGCCGGTCGGCTTGATCACGCGGACCATCTCGCGGGTGCAGGCGAGCAGTGCGTCGACGAACTCGCGTGGTGAGGCCTCCGCGCCGAGCTGGCCGTCGTAGTGCTCGCCACCGTCGGTGTAGGACCGCAGCCCGAAGTACGGCGGGGACGTGACGATGAGGTCGACGCTCGCGTCGGGCAGCGGAAGGTTGCGGGCGTCACCGCGGAGGATCGCGGGCATAGCCGGCTTCACGACTTCCCTCCAGGCTTGAAGATGCCGCGGTCGAAACATTCCCGGACGGCGTGTGCCCGGCTACGGACGCCGAGGAGTTTGTAGGCGTTAGCGAGGGTCCTGTGGACGGTCGCCTCCGCCACACCCAGGTGTGCGGCTATGTCCCGGTCTGTCATGCCGCGGGAGGCGTGGCAGAGGCACTGCAACATGCGGGGTGTCAGGGGGGTGTCCATCACGACACCTCCGCGGGGGTGATGACGGTGAGCAGGTCACCGTTGAGGAACACCGTTTCCCGTAAGCCGATGTCGACGGCAGCGGCGGTGCCGGCGGTGGTTTCCCGCGCCCACAGAACCGGGCCGGTTTTCCCGCCGATGTCGATGGGCGGGTTCACCCCGTCCCGTTTTCCGATGGTGACGCCGGCGTTGACGCGCACACGGGCGCCCTGCAGGGGGGAGATCACGACACCACCCCTGCAGGGAACTCGTCCCAAGTACGACCGTCCAGCTCCCGGCCGGCGACCTTTTTGGCTGCACGGCGCATCAGGGCGGCTTCCTGCCAGTCGCGGAACTCGGAGAGCCCGGAGCGGGTGTGCCCGTCGCTGGGCTCCCACGGCCGAGTGCTGCCGTCGGGTCGCACCCACACGTCGCCGAGGAGCGGGCGGTCCCATGCGGGTGCCCAGTTTCCCCATTGCTTGAAGTGGAAGGCGACGCCAGCGGTGGTGCACTGGTCGCGCAGCGCGCGGACCCAGTCCGGGTGCATCGGCCGAGCGCCGGGCCCGGACTCCCCGCCCACGATGATCCAGCTGATGGGCTGGCCGTTCGGGCGGCCGTTGCCGGTGTGACTACCCGACCAGTAGCCCTCACGGTCACAGCTCGGGCAGATGTTCTCCAGCTCGCCGGAGAAGTAACGACGGCAGCCGCCGCACTGCCAGCGGGCGAATCCGCCCGGCATCCACTTGGCCAGGTTCACCGGGCCCAGCAGCGGCTCGCACGACAGGAACCGCACCGCGGCTGGGGTGTCGAGCAGCGCCGGGATCCGGATGTCCGCCCACTTCTGGTCCTCAGTGGACACGCCCATCCACACGTTCCGGAGCGGCCAGCCGGCGCGGCGGACCGCGTCGTCCGTGACGCCCGGAACGTAGGTCGGGCTGTGCGGTGTGGCGGCCCAGTGCATCGCCGAGTTGACGTGCACGCCTGCCGGGTGCTGCGAGCCGCACTGGCACTCGTCGCGGAGGAACGACCGCATCCGGGCGTGCCGCTTGGTCAGGATCTGGAACGTGTGCTGCGGGCAGGTCGCCATCACCGCTAAGACACGGGCGATGAACTCGTCAGTGAACTTCTCGTGGAAGAGATCGCTCATGCTGTTGACGAAGATCCGGCGCGGCTTCCGCCACGTCAGCGGCAGGCCGAGCGCGTCGGGATGCATCGCTGCGCCGAAGCCGGGGCCGCTGGTGCGCGGGTCACCGTCGTTCTGGTATTTCGCCGAACCCATGCCCCTGAGACGTTTCGCCATCGTCATCGCGTAGCAGTGGTCACATCCTGGCGAGACGCGGTCGCATCCCGTCGTGGGGTTCCAGACGTCCGTGGCCCACTCTATGGATGTCGACGCCATCAGGCGGCCCTCCGTTCGTTCTCGCGTCGGTGGTGGCACGAGGTGCACACGGGCTCGACGGATTCGTGGTGCTCGGCTGAGTAACCGAGGTGGTGGTCGTACTCGTGTCGTCGCTCGCCAGCAGTCCAGACGTGGCCGCAGTCGGTGCACGGAAGCCTGTTCGGCGACGGCAGCAGGCCAGCATCGACGAGGTAGTTGACTCTGCGCCGAGCCTGCTTCTGATCGTCGTCTCGCGCGGCCACGTAGCGGCGCCCGGGCTCCGGACGCGGCGTCGGCTCGTAGGTCTCCCGTTGGTGCGCATTCTGCGACTGCTTGCACGACGCGGCTCGGCCGCGTCCTCGCGAGCGGTCGAGAGCGAAGTCGTCGGCGGGGTGCCACGACCGACAGCGGAGGCAGTGGAGTTCACCAGCGGCGAGCTTGGCCCGGTAGGCCTCGAGCGTCATGCCGAATCGGGACGCCGCCGTCTGGAGCACACCTTCGGCGCTACCCACGGCACACCTCGTCGGTCCATTCGATCTCGGTCTGCACCCGCGCGCCCTTCAATGTGTTCATGGGGTCACCGCCGCCCGCTCAACGTTCATGGCGATGAGGCGACGGAAGCACTCAGCGGTGGCGGCAACGTCTCCCATGGCGGCGTGTGGGGCCTTGTTCTTCACGCCCAGCCGCTCGCACACCGTGGACAGTCCCGGCAACTCCGTCGGGTCGATACCCAGCACCCCAGCCGCGTAGGCGGAGACGTCCAGCATCCGGTGGTGCCACGGCTCCGCCGGCCCCCGACGCAGGCACCAAAGGTTGAACTCGCGGCGGAGGAACTTGGCGTCAAACGCTGGGTTCGACCCCGCGAGGGTGTTTCCCTTCAGCGCCTCGTGGAGCCGTTTCGTTGCGGTGCCGTTGGTGTCCTGCGGGCGTCCCGCGATGCGTTCGTGGTAACCATTCAGTTCCAGCGCCTTCGGCTCGGCTCGGAGGAGCACGACCTCTGGGTTGTGGCTGGGCACGAACAGCCCCGACTCATCGGTGACAAGGTTCCGCCACGCCACCTCAACCACGACGTGAATCTTTGGGTCGAGGCCGCTGGTCTCGACGTCCACGACGATGATCTGCCTGGTCACCGGGCACCTCCGGGGCGGCCGATCACGTTGACGATCTGCGCCCCATCATTGGTGTGGGGGCGGATAGGGTCGGGGGTGGTGGCCCGGAACCACAGGCCGATCAGGACCGCAGTGAGTGGGCCGATGAGGATCAGCGCCCAGAACCGGCGTGGGGTGAACGTCGACTTCCACGGGGACAGGGCTCGGGTGCGCGCCGGCCTCGTGTCGCGGCCCGTGTCCACCACAGGGTTCTCGGTGCCGTCCAGGCCGAGGGGTTCGCTGTCGATGCCACGACGCCACTCCCCGAGCAGCACGGACAGCACATCCGTGTCGGGGGTGTCGCCCTGGCCGACGGTGTCAAGGAATCGGTCATCTGCGGCCAGCCGGCGCGGCTCGTCGACCTCTTCGCGGATGATCTGGTCGACCTTCTCGGAAGCCCGTTTGAAGACGCCCATCACGCAGCCTTCCGCTCGCGCTCGTTGCGCTCCGCCAGCATCTGGTCGTAGAGCTCCTCGAACTGGTAGGAGGGGACACCCATCGCAGCGTCGGCGAAGACGTCCGAGAACAAGATCTGCCCGGGATCGTGGGTGGCGTGGTCGCGACCGAACGCGTACTGGCGGGCCAGCTCACGGCGCACGATCGGGTGCGCCAGCGGGTTCTCGAGAGTCATCGCTCGTCGCCGACCCCGGCTGCGATCTCCCGCAGCGTCTCGGCACTCGGCCCGCCCTCGACACCCGCCAAGAAGGCGATCGTGTCGGTCAGGACCGGAGTGGGTTCAGGCTTGGTCGACACACCACCCGGATCGGGGGTGTCTGCCATACTGACGTTTGTCACTGGATCTCCTGTTGGGTTGATACTTTCGGTGTGGATCTGGTGGCTGGGTGCCCCTGGTGTTGCGCGCACTGGGGGCACCCCTCGTTAAGCGGTGTCCTCCTTGAGGGCTGATGCCAGCCAGCGGTGGATCTCCGCGTCCGGCACGAGGTAGTACCGGCCGGCCCGGATGTGCCCCAGTTCCCCGCTGTGGACGAGGTCCAATGCGGCCTTGTAGGGGATGCCGAGGATCTGGCCGACTTCCCGCACGGTCCACGCGTGTCGTGGCAGTGGCGTGACGGTCGCTGTGGTGTCCTCGTCGGGGACTTCTGGGGTGTTCATGCCACGCCCGCGTTGACGAGTAGATCGTGTACGTCGACGTGCAGCGCGGTGGCGAGTGCTTTGAGGGTGGCTTCACGGGGGTCGTGGTTGCCCCCTTCGAGGCGGGCGATGTGCTGCGGGGTGACGGTGTGGCCTGCCTGTGCGCATTTAGCTGCGAGCGCGGGGCGGGACAGCCCTGCGTCCACGCGGATCCTGTGGAGTGCGGGGCCGTCGAACCGACCAGTCAAACGTGGCATGACCGAACATTAACCCTCGTGATCGGTCATGGCAATACCCATGACACATCTTCATGTTCTCGTGACCGATCATCTATGTCGTGATCGCCCACGGTGATTGAGTGCGCCTTGTCTGTCACCCCCGCATGCGCCACAATGTTCGAAAATGTTCATAACGGGGGCACTGATGCAAGCTGACCGCAAACGACTACAAGACTGGATGACCGACCAGCGTGGCGACATGACGTGGGAACAGATCGCCGTCGCCATGGGTGTCACCGCGCAGACCGTGCGACGCATCCGGGACGGGAAGACAGACATCCCCGAGGACCGGAAACGGGGCCTGGAAGAGGCCTACCGTGTCCCCCACGGCACGGTGGACGCCGTCCTCGAAGGAAGACCGCTACCCGAGGCGGGCGTAGTATCCCCGCTACCCGCTCCGGCTGCACCGTCACGGCCGCAGGTCAGAACCTTCGACGCGGCGGAGCTGGCGGTCATCGAAATGTCAATGCGTCAGGTCGCCAGTGTTGCCGCCGGGATTGAGCATGCGGTGACGGAGCGCTCTGGTGAGCGGGCCGGCAAGGAGGCCGCGAATCAGTGGGTGGAGTGGGCGATGGAGCTTCGCCGGGTGTGGCGGGAATTGCGCCACCCGCAAGATACTGAGAGTAGAGCGAGCCACGCAGGGGGACCTGATCGAAATGTTCGCTAGTCCATCCTGGTGGTGACTACGAAGCGTGCGTAATACCACAAAGATCCACTTCGACAAGGTGATCGATTGGGGACCGCGCATGGCATCCGCAGGAGGAACCTTTGACTCGGCGAACGGACTACCGGCGCTTGGTGTACCGCCAGCTCAGCAAGCTCGCGAAGGCACTAATGACGATCACCGCACTCGCCATGGTCACGGTTGGGTCGATCACACTCTTACGCGACTGGCCCATCGTCGCATTCAACGCATCACTCGCAGTGATGATCGTGACGTGGTTGGCGACCGTGATAGTGGCTTGCACCCAGTGCATCGTGAAACGCATCGAAGGAAAGACACCATCCAAGAAGGACCAGTACCTTGCCGCTCTTGAACACTCCAACCACAGGCTGCACTCAGTAAGGAACTGACTATGGCTCGTCCACCCCTGGAGATCGGCACCTACGGCAAGATCAGGGCCAGGCAGGTGGGCCGCCAGTACGAGGCGAGCGCCAAGTTCCGCATGGCCGACGGCAGCGTGAAGCGGGTGCGCCGCTACCGCACCACCAAGCCCAAGGCTGAGAACGCGTTGAAGTCGGCCATGGTCGAGCTCGCCACAGAAGCCAGGGGTGAGGACATCAACGGCGACTCCCGTGTCGCCCACATCGCCCAGTTGTGGCACGCCGATCTAAAGGCCGACGCGAAGCTGGGCGCCGGGTCACTGAACACGGCCCGGATTTACCAGTCGCATCTGAAGAACTGGGTGCTCCCCGCTCTGGGTGAGTTGCGGGCGCGGGAACTCGAACGGTCCGTACGGACCATTGAGGGCCTGCTCAAGAGGGTGAGGGATCAGACCAGCTACGACAACGCCCACGGTGTGCGGGCAGTGGTGTCAGGGGTGTGCGGGTACGCGGTGCGGCACGGGGCGATGGACGTCAACCCCGTGCGTTCCGCGGCCCGGCTCGCCGGCAAAACCCGCAAGACAGTGAAGGCCATGACGTTGGAGCAGCGCATGGACCTCATCGCCCGTCTCCGCGAGCTGGCCCAAACCCGCCAGGTGGATGCGAAGGGGCGCCAGTTGGGGCGGCGTGCGCAGGTGTGGGAGGACTTGCCCGATCTGGTGCAGGCGATGCTGTCGACCGGGATCCGGCTCGGGGAGTTGATGGCGCTGGACGGGGAGGATGTGGATCCGAAGGCCCGGACCGTGTCTGTCGGGTTCCACATTGTCCGCATCCCCGGTGAGGGCTTGGCGCGGCAGCCGTTGCGCAAGGGCGACCAGGTGGGGTTACTCCTGGAGGTGCCGGAGTGGGCGGTAGCAATGTGGCGGCGCCGCAAGCTCGCCTCCGGCGGCGGCCCTCTGTTCCCGAGTTGGCGGGGAACGTGGTCCGATCCTTCCAACCTGCAGCACCGGTTGCGGGAGGCGTTCGACGAGTGCGGGTACGAGTGGGTCACCAGCCACGTGTTCCGCAAGACGGTGACCACCGTGCTCGACGAGGCGGGGTTGCCGACGACGGCGATCGCTGATCAGTTGGGGAACACCCCGGCGGTGGTGGAGAAGCATTACCGGGCGAAGCGGATAGCGAACCCGGAGGCCGCCGCCGCGTTGGAGGGCATGTTCGGCGCCGGTCAAAAGTGACAGTTTCGTGTCACTGGGGCGAAAAACACCCTTGTAAGCACGAAGCCCAGGCCATTGACCTGGGCTTTTGCTCCCCCGCTTGGACTCGAACCAAGAACCCTCCGGGATACAGTGCCGCTTTCCCGTTAGTGCCAGTTAGGCCCTGTTGCTGCGGGATTGTCGTTCGTGAGTTCCCGTTAGACCCCGTGGATTCCCGTTGGCGCCCGTTGATTTGTGACAGTTGAAGGCCAGTGGTGCCAGTGGGCGGACCCGAACCGGGGGCCACGCGTGATTGGGGAACCGCGCGTAGGTGTCCACCGGTCCGAGCCCCGGGAGCCCACGCCAGTGGCGTTGCCCCGGCCCGCTGCAGGCGACAGGTAGCCGATCTTCCGCCCGTAACGTTTCGCGGCTCAACGAAGACCACCCGAGTGAGCGTCCCCCACGTGGGGGTTGATCGGGCGCCCGGCACGGCAAGGGGGCCCTCGACGCATATCGTGTCGAGGGCCCCCTTTGCTGCCGGGGTGGCTACAGGCTGCCGAGTAGCGCCTTCCACGCCGCCGGCTGCACCGACAGCACACCGCCATCCGGGTTCTTCGTGTCCATCACTTCCACGTCCTCGACCTGCCGCACCGCGACACAGTTCTCTGTGTTCGCGCTGTAGCTGGACTTCCGCCAAGAGCCGCGCACACGCGTTGGCTCCTCCGGTATGGTCATTCCGTCGTCTCCTTGCCGTTGATGACATCCGCGATGAGCCCCGCCGACTCCGTGGGGCTCATCGCGACCTCTCGCACCCTATCCAGGGCCGTCTCATACTTCTCGACGTCGTCCCCGTCGTGCAGGAACATCCCCGAGATCCGGTTCTCCAGGTGCACCCGTGCGCCCTGGTCAGCGAACTGGGCCACACTGAACGGGCCCTCCAAACCGGGGTGCCAGGGGCAGGCCGTGGTGATGACCCGCAAGTCCACGTTGCCGAGCGCCCCGTAGTCCAGGAGCGCCTTGAGCTGGTCCGCCATCACGTCGGGGCTGCCGATGATCTGCCGGAGCACAGGTTCCCACATGAATGCCCGCAGCTTCGCGGGGTTACGGCGTCGCATGATGGCGTCACGGCGGCCGACGCGCACAGCGACCCGGGTTTCGATCTCGCTGGGGGGCACGTCTGCAGCGACCATGATGGCCCGCGCATACTCCGACGTTTGCAACAGGCCGGGGATGAGGAGCGGGGACACGGTGGTGATGACTGTCGCCGTGCGCTCCACCTCCAGCAGTGCGGCGAGCTGCCGTTGCTGGTCGGGCATCCCCATGGCAACCCACGGTGACTCGTCAGGGTTTTGGGCGGCTTCCATGAGGTCGGCGATCAGTTCGGGTGGGGCGCCGACCTCGGCGAGGTAGCGGGCCAACTCCTTGGATTTGACGGTCCTGGTGCCACTTTCCCACTTGCTGACGGTGCCCTTGTGGACACCGAGACGGTCGGCAACCTCTTGTTGGGTGAGGCCGCTGTCTTCGCGGGCGCGGCGCATTTCCGCGCCGATTTGCTGCACCTTGGGGATGTTGCCAGCCATGGCAACAGCATAGCGTGCTGGATCGTTACTGCATATAGGCCCCGATCGCACCCTTCCCTCTAGACGTGTTGCCGGTCACGGGCTACGGTGGCAACAACGGCAACACGGAGGCGACGGCTCATGTTGATGTGGCAGCAAGCTGGGGGCAAGCGGCACGCTCTCGATGCTGCCGCTGCGCCGCGTTCCGGAGACGAGTTCCGGGCCCTGTGCGGTGCCGATGTCACCGTGCAGGACTCGGACGACAAGCAGCTCGGAGCGAACTGGCTGCACAGGACCTGCAGGGACTGCGACAGCGTGTGGCGTCAGATGGAACACATTCCGCAGTTCGTTGGTGCGTTGTGATGGCCGCGCAGGCGCAGGGGGCCTACGCGGACCCGAGGACGACTCTCGTTCACCGCGTGGCTGGCGACGGTCTGCTGCACATCTACCCCGCCGCCGAGTTTCGGGACTCTCGCCGGCTGGTGGCCCGTCCGATCGGCCACCCCGGCACCCATGCGAAAACAGATCTTCGGGCGCAGGCGGACGGCGTTCTGGGCGGTTGCCCGTCGTGCCTGTCTGCGCTCTCCCATCCCCCGGTAGTTGGCGTGCCACACATGCCTGGTGCTGCCGGGATGGTCCGGGCGGCGGGCGCCCCCCGACCCGTCGTCCGGACCCCCTAGCGCCGTCCCGGCGCTGTTGCCCCCCAGCGCCGGGACGGTTCCACTTTCCCCCTCCCGTGGGTGGTGGGGGTTCCGCCCGGTCGGTTTGAGACTTGATCTCGCCGACTGGGTGTCTGGTTGTCCCGGTGCTGCCTATCCCGAAGCGGCAGCACCGGGACAATCCTTTACCGCCTCTGACCTGGGGTTTTCGATTGCTATGCGACCGAAACAGGCGTATCATGGCTAATGGCAGCGACCACAAGATCGGAGCCCTCAGTGACCATCGACTACGACGAGATCCGGGCCAAGGCGGAAGTGCTGGCCGAGGATGCGTTCTGGGGAAGCCAGGACCAGGGCTCCCTGACGAGTGGGATCGTCTCGCTCGTCAGCGATGCCCTCGGGGTCTCCGCGATACCAGTGCCGCTCGCGGGGTCCCTCCGCGAAGCCTCCCACGCCACCGCCTGTGCTCGCGAAGAGCTGCGAGTGGTGGACCCCCCGGCCCGCATCTACACCTCCGCATCCGACGAGCCTCCCGCGGACGTCATCCTCCTCCTTGACGAGTCCGTCGACGCTCCTTACCTCCACCGAGTCGGCGACCGTTGGGCGTGGTCGGCGCGGAAGAGCCGCGGAGAGGCCCTTCTCTCCTACGACGAGGCCATCCCCTGGGCCGAGGCAGCGTCTCTAGCACACAACAACGGCACCCTCACCGAGGTCGTCTGACATGGCCACCAACTCTCAGAGTTGCCGCGGCCGTTCGCGGTGGCGGGGCCTACGCGACTTCGCTGCCGCGCTGCCGACCGTGATAAACGAGGTCCGCGAGTGGGTCGTCGGACCGATCGCACCCCCAGACAACATGAGGAGAGCAGCACCGATGACCTTCGAGATCCCCGCCCTGGCCCTGTCCGGGCACGTCCTCGCCCATCACGTCGCACCCGGCACGGCCTACGAGGACGAGCCGACCCAGACGATCCCCGCCGGCTGGTGGGTCATCGGCAACAACGGTGACTTCGAGATCCACATCGGCACCATCGAGGATGCCGACGGCCGGGACGTGTCCGAGCAGGTGGCGACGCTGCTGGCCGCCGCGCTCGAGGAGGCGTCCCTGCGGGGCAGTGAGCGCATCTGACGCACGGCGCCCCCGGACATGGTCCGCGTAGTCGACCCCGAAGAGATCGAGGAGAGCAAGTGACCGACGATGAGCAAGCCCTGATCGAGTGGTCGTGGATCAACCCGGTTCCGCTGGTACCAGGGATCGAGCCCGTTGTTGAACCGATCGTGCCCCTGGACGCGTGCCCGGAGGATCAGCGCCTGTGACGGAGGAACTCTGGTCCACCCGACAGGTAGCCGACTACTGGGGGGTGTCCCTCGACCGTGCCCGCCACATCCTCAACAACCACGGCATCGAGAAGGGGTATCCGGCGTCGGCGGTTCGAGCTGTCCCACGGGACGACAAGAGAGCCAAGCAAGGCACCAAGGCGAAGGAGAAGAAGTGAGCGGCCAAATGGTCCTACGTGCGGCCGAAGCGCTCGCCGAGGCATACACGTCGAATGTCGGCCCGAAGAACCCCGACTGGGACATCGACAAGCCTGACGATGACGAGACGAACCCCTACTACCTGGAGCGCCCAATGTCCGATCGCGTCCAGATGGGCGCGTTCATCACCTTCCAGGCATCCGATGGATACCCCGGTTTCCGGCCCGCATCCCTGGTCGAGATCGCCCAGGTGCTCGCTGAGGCTGGACTCCTTCACGCCGACGATGGCGAACCTGGAGGTGGCCGGTAATGCCCACCCCGGAGGGCAGCGAGCCTCTGGATTCCGACGCCCTAGGTTGGTGGACAATCTCTGGCGTCGAGCTGCTGAAGGCCCTACGGCGGGCAAGCAATGGTGAAGACCCCGAGCTGGTCTACGCCGAGTACTACGCCAACTCCGATCACGAATGGGGCGGGGGCAACTAGCGCGCCGACGTCTTGAGTTTCGGCCGTAGCCGTGTCCGCTCAAAGCGGGCCTGGTTCTTCACCACAAACCCCAACGTTCCCTGGTAGACGATCTCATGCCCATCATGGACTACCACCTCCCACAGGCTCCGGCATCCGTCGAACACAGTGCACTGGACCCGGATGGTGAGTAGCGCCCCGATGGCGATGGGCCCCCAGTGCGCGGCCTGCAAGGACCCCAGGGAACACTCCCCCGGCTGCAAGATGGGTGCCAGGGCGTCCATGCACACGTCCTCGCACACCTCGAGGATCCGCGCCGACGCCATCACCTCGGGTTTGCGTTGAAACTCCGGTCCGCGCCGCTGAACCTGACGCACCGAATCGTCGTCGACGACGAGGTACTGGGTTTCGCGGACAACATCAACACAGGTGTCACGCATCAAACCCCCAAGGGCGTGTTAGTAGGCGGGCTGCGGTTCGGCGGCGAGAGCACGCAACACATCGAGGTCGGGGAACAGCCACTCAACCCACTCGGCTTTGACACCGGCGAGAGCGGCGACCAGGTCATAGTCGATGTCCGCGGCACCGGAGGTGTGGGCGATGTCGATAGCGGTGGTCAGGATCAGGGCACGCATCAACGCCCCCCTTCAATGTTGTGGCGGGATTTCAGGCGAAGAAGAACCGGAACACGGGCACGGCCACCAGCACGGCGGCCGCGGAGAGGGCGACGACCAGGAGTCGTCTGCGCCACTTCGGGTCGGTGACGGCGATGTGGTCGGCTACCTGCGTGGCGGACTCAAAACGCGTGGGGAGCATCTGGTTGTTCCTCTGCTCGGGCGGATGAGGTGGTGCTCGAGGAGTCGGCGGGTGCTGCACGGCGCCGGCTGGCCACAGTTGGTGCAGTGGCCGTGTCGGGGGCGGTGGTCGGCGTGCACTGCGGCGAGCGCTTCGGCGAGGCAACGCAGGAGTACGGGGGCGCAGTCGAGGAATTCAGCGAGGTCGGGATCGTGCAGTACCCCGACGACACGGCCCCTCCGGACGACCTCGGTGCGACTGTTGGCGCTGGCCTGGAGGGTGGTGGGATGGTCGGTGACGAGGCGCGCGAGGCTCTGGGCCCGGTGTAGTTCCGCGAAGACTCGACGGGTGGACACGCACACGGAAGGTACTCCGCCAGAGACTTTCTGTCCACTATAGTAGACATTCTCGTGGAAGATCATCCACTACGATTCGCTGCGTGACTCAGGGCGACGACGATCTACGGCAGCTCTACGCTCTGCGCATGCGCGCCGTCGGCGACCGCATCCGAACCGCCCGCACCGAACGTCACCTCTCCCAAGAAGCCCTCGCCGAACGGGCAGGCATCGCCCGAAGCTACCTCAACCGCATCGAGACACAAGGCGCGAACATCTCCCTACACGTCCTCTACGGCATCGCCGACGCCCTGGGTGTCCACCACACCGACCTCCTCGACGACCGCCCGTGACACTTGCGATCCTCGAACGCTCGATCTAGCGTGGACGGGCCGTTCGGGCCCGCCTGCCCGGACGGACCAACCTCCCGGGGAGCCCTGCGATGCCGTACCGCGCTGACCACCGCCTCACGGGCGAGTGGCGTGCGTTCCTCGACCACCGCGTCCTCGGCGACGACCTCGACCAGTGGACGGTCCGCGAGTACAGCGACCCCGCGTGGGGGTTGCCGGCGGAGCTGCTCCCCGACGACATGGGGCGCCCGCACACCCACCCCGACCACATGCCTCCGAAACGACGCCGGGGCTGACCCCTGGACGCAAAGAAGAGCCCCAGCGCTCAACCCGGCCCTGGGGAGTGGGCTGGGGAGCGCTGGGGCTCTCCCCCGGCCACAAGGGCCGGGTCTTGCAGGTGGGTGTTAGAGGGGGATCCCCCATCCGGTGAACTCGGCGCCACCGTCGAGGAGGTAGGTGGCGGCCATGGCGATGGGCGCCGACCCGTCCTGGCCGTAGCCGGTGAACGCGAGGGTGATGGAGTCTCCGTTGTCGACCACATCGAACCACCCGTACTGCTGGCTCTGGGTGGTCTCGTCCACAGGGTTCGGGTAGTAGCCCTCGGACCAGGTTCCGTTGCCGATGAACGTGGTCTGGTCGAGGGGGCTACTGCAGACGATGGGGAACCTGCCCCACTGGTTGTTGGTGCCGGTCTCGGCCGCCAAGGCGTGGAAGTCTCCGTGCACATACCACACGGAGATCGAGTTGTCCTCGATGAAGTTGCCGATCTCGGTGCGTTCGGTGTTGTACCCGGACCAGGTGTCGTCGGCGTACCGGTTTTCGGGCTGCTCTGGGACCCAGGTGGTGAGGTTGTTCCACCCCGAGTCCCCGAACCAGACTTTCACGGGGTAGTCGGGGTCGGCGAGCTGGTCCTTCAACCACTGTTTCTGCACTGAGCCGAGCTTCGTTTTCGTCGGCCCGTCCGCGTCCAGTGGGCTGGACATGTACGAGCGGCCGTCGGTGACGATGAACAGGACCCGCCCGATCGCGAACGAGTGGTAGATGCCCTGCCCGTCCGCGTTGGTGTCCGGAACCAGGTCGTAGTGGGGGAAGATGCCCCGGTAGGCGGCCTGAAAGTTGGCCCCGTTGGGGTTGTCCTTGTCCGCGTTCGACCCGCCAAAATCGTGGTCGGAGGGCATGTACACCAGCGGGACTTCCCGGTACAGCTGCGCCTGCTCCGGTTGCGCGAACACCCCCTCGTAGGCGGTGTAGGTGGCGTCCAGGGTGGCGTTGCCATGGTCCGCAAGGTCCCAGTAGCCCATGTCTCCGAGGTGCATGAAGAACAGAGCCCGCTGTCCGGTACTGCCGGTCCTCGAACGGACCGCGCCGAACACGGGCTGATTCGAGTTGGTGCGGGCACACGAGGCAGCGGCGAACGAGAACGAGGAGTTCTGGCCTGTCGCCGGCAGGGTGTGCACCCGCCCGACGATTTCGTCGTGGAGGGCGGTGTTCAGCTCCACGCACCACCAGTAGTCGTGATCCGGGAGAAGCCCGGTGGGCGAGGTGAAGTGCAACCTGCCCCGGGAATCGGGGGTGGCGGTTGGGCCGTAGGCGGGGCTGGACATGTCCGCCGACGTGGACACGGCGAGGCGCCCGTCCGTCGCATCCAGGGCGTGCGCCGCGGCACGGAACCGGTCCGCCTGGACAGCGGCGACCGCCATGGACACCAGCGTCGCCGGGGGCGGGGTGAACACGCCTGCCTTGATGACGAGAGAGAGGCCCGAGGAGTTCGATGCGGCGGAGGACGGGACGGAGGTGCGGGTGCCGGTCGCGACCCCGGAGCTCGAGCTGGACAGGGGTTCGGCGGTGACGTGCAGCGCCGAGAACGAGGTACCGGAGGTGATGTTGAAGTCCGCGACTTCCGTCATCCCCGCGTTGGGGGTGAACGTAAACGACGCGCTGGACTGGTGGCCTTGCGCTACCCCCACATACAGCCCGCTGTTGGCGGTGGGGGTGAGCGACGGCACCGTGAGACCGGCGTTGGCGGAGAACGACGCGTTGATCGCGGACACGTCGATGGGGGTGGCGGATTCCACCCCGTCGACGAGGAAGATCGTCGCCAACCAACGCCCACCGTTGATGCTCGCGAACGTGTAGCTGGTTGCTGCTTCGTCGACCGCGGTTTCCACGTAGCGCGTGTACACCGCCAGGGACGCGTTGCCGACGTTGTGGGTCGCCTCAACCCAACCGGTGGGAGGTGTGAACGTCGCTTCCCCCGTGGTGGGCCGGTTGCGGGCGTAGCACACGGCCACCATGAGCTGGTGGTCCGCGAGCCCGCTCGGCTTCGCCACGACCAGCGCGCCGGAGGTTCCAGTGGCGGTAGTGACGTGCGAGGCGTCCGTGCCGGCGAGAGTGGCGGCCACTACACAATCACCGCCCACACCTGTACGACGAGGTCAGAGCCGGGGACGGTGCTGCCGACCGCGGTCACATCCACCGTCAGGTAGTCCCCGTCCGCCACGGTTTGTCCGCTGACGGTGTTCTTCGCGGAGTTGCTGCCCGCCGCGAGAGACGCGTTCGCACCCGGGATCGCGGCACCGTTCTTCTTCACCGCTACCGCCAAGGGCGCCCCGGTGGGGGCGGTCCCCGCCGAAGCCCGCACAGCGGTGATCGACACGGTTCTCCCTGAGTCGTTGTACCAGCGGAACGTTCCCGACCCGACCGTGACCGTCCCCGACCGGGAGAACTCGGCGTGCATCGGGATGCCGGTGATGTCCGTGGCGTTGTGGGCGTGGGACACCGGGGCGTAGACGGTGTTCGCCTCACTGGGGGTCAGGTACTGCGGGTGCGGGTCACCTGCAGCGAGATGCGCCGATATCGCCCCGGACGCCGCCCCCACGGTTTCCTTGCCGTCGAGGGCGACCTGCAGGCCTGTCACATCCGCCACGGGGTGCACGTGGGCGTCCGGGGGGAAGCTGGCCGGAATGTCGGTGAGGGTGCTGTAGTCGTGGGTGTGACCGCTATCGGACTTGCCGTCCAATGCAGTCTGCAGCCCGGTCACGTCGGAGACGGTGTGCGCGTGGGTGATCAGCGCATAGCGGGCGTCACCGCGAGTGTTGTTGTGGTACTGGGTGTGCGGGTCGACCGCGGCGACGTGTGCCGCGTCCCCAGCGGCGGCAGTGCCGGCGGCTTCCTTGCCGTCGAGCGCTCCCTGGAGGCCGGTGGTGTCACCGATCGCGTGTGCGTGCGCGGTGGGCATCCGCGCGTCCGAGAGCCGCGGGTCGTTGCCCTGGGCAGCGGTCCCGGCAGCGGTACCGTAAGCCACGGACAGTGTCCGGTCCGCGGCGAGATTCCCCCCACCGGTGAGGCCGGTGCCCGCGATGACCTGGCGGGCGGGCTGCACCGCGCTGGTGATGCGAGTGTCGTCGCCAGCGGCCACCGAGCCGGCCGTGGTGCCGACCGGGAGCCGGCCGTAGCCGACGGTTCCGGAGGTGATGTCCGTGGCGGAGTGGTTGTGGCTGACGGGTGCGGCGGGAATGTCGCCCGCCACCAACGTGACCTTGCCTGTGGAGTCGGGGAACTTGCTGTTCACCCTGGTCACGGCCACCACGCCCGGGTTCACTGGGGGAACATCAGGTGCGGCGCCCGTCAGGTCCAGGTCGCCCCCATCGGCCGGTACCGAGAGGTTGAACACCCGCGGCGAGAGGCCCGTGATCTCCTCCTTGACGGTCCACGTCCATCCGGTGGGGTTGCCGTCGGCGTCGTCGGTGGCGACCAGCTTGAGATCGGTGGTGCCGTCTTCGGCTTTCAGAAGCCCCGTGGCGTCGAGGATGCCGATGACGGAGGACTCCACGACGGCGGTGTGGTGTGCTGCCGACCGGACGCGCACGGCTGAGGTGAACGTGTACTTCCCGGATCGCGCGTCACCGTTGTAGTCCACGTAGGTTCCGTAGACGCGAATCTGGTCGAGATCGGCGGGCAGTGCCACGAGTCCTCCTGGGTGTAAAGAAGGGCCGACCACGGGATGTGTGGTCGGCCCTTCGGGTTGTTTTGGGGGGGTGTGGCGTTGCTAGGTGCGCCAGGTGCTGGCACTGATGAGCAGACTGACGGCCACGCCGAGCACGCCGGGGAGCACGATCGGCAGCGCGAGCAGGCTGACCAACGCCACCTTCGGTAGCGTGCGCAACGAGCCTTCGCGTCGGCGGGGGTTGAAGATCGCCCCCCACCGGACACCGCACCACATCAGCCACCGGCGCCCGAAGGGAACACCCAGCTCGCGCATGACGCGCCGAAACATGCCATCCGTGTCCGTCGAGGTGATCAGTCTGGCTGGCTGCGCATCGGTGATCAGGTAATCGTGGAGGATCGCGGCCTGCGTGTACTTGCCGTAGGTCGGAATTAGCCACACGAGAGGGCGGGGGACGCTGGCGAAGTCTGTGACGTAGCCGGCGGGCACGGTGAAGGTCTCGTAGTGGCCGTGGTAGACCAGGGGCTCCTGGAGGCAAAAGGTGTTGTCGGAGACCTGCTCAACGACGACGCGGCTGTGGTCTGCGAAGGGCATCGGTCGACAACTCCTGCGGGGTTTGGAATTAAAGTAAAAGGCGTTTCGCTTTAAATTGAGGCGGTGAAATTAAAGTGGCGTCGACAGGATTTGCACCTGCGTTTCCGTCTACCCGGGCGTCCCCGGAACGGTGTCCTTCTAGCTGGACGACGGCGCCGACTCGCGACGCTTAGTGCTCGCGAGCGGTTTGGTCACAACCCCGGTGGGGTGCAGGCACGAATGCCTGTAGAGCCCGATCCGGGGTTATTCGGCGTTCGGCTTCGCGCGCACCGTGCTGCCAACCGCGAGCACGGGAGACAGCACACCGATCAGCACCGCGGCAACGCTGGCGTCGATGTTGACTCCGACGAGTGCGAGGAGGCCGGCGGCGACGGGTGGGGTCAGGGCGCCGAGGCCGGCGGCGACGGCCTTGCGGTAGCGCTGGAACACCGACACCGGCTGCACTGCACTGTGGTCACTCATGGGCGGAGCACCTTTCGAAGCGTTGGGTCGGAACGGTTCAAGCGCTGGGCTGGGCGATGCGTTCGCCGAGCTTGGTCACGATGTCCTGGGCGAGAGCTTCGTTGTCCGCGCCGAGGGCGGCCTTGACCGCTTCCTGAACCGACGGGAGGACCGCAGCGGCCAATCCGGGCTTGAGCGCCTCGGCGATCTCCGTGGCGGTCGCCGAGGACTTGCTGATGAGCAACTGGCGCGCGGCCGCGGCGTCGGCAGCGATCGCGTGGATGACCTGGGCGTAGTTCTCGTTGCCGCGGAAACGCGGGTCATACCACCAGCCGGTGTTGGTCTTGAACTGGCCGGCGATCCACGCCTTGTCGGCGTCATTGAGTGGCATGTCATCCTCCGGGTTTGATGCAGCGCCGCCCTGTGCGGCGCGTGCGATGACAACGTCCCACGGGAATCCGGGGCCCGGGTCCCAGTGGGAGCCGTCGTGTTTGCCGTTGGTGTAGTCGACGTGGCCGATCACCCCAGCCTCGTTCCGGCCGACAGCGGCGGCGTCGATCTTGCGGATGGGGATGCCCCGGGCGAGGCAGCGGGAGCGGATCCATGCGGCAGCGTTGTTCAACATGCCCTGGTGGTTGTTGAGCCACTCGGCCCGCGACCAGCTGGCGAACCCGCACAGCTCGAGGTTGTCCGAGCGGGAGTTGCCGTTGCGCAGCGTCCACGCAGCCCGGTCGTAGGGGACGAGGTTGTCCAGCAGTGTCACGTCGTCCGCGACCGCGTGCGAGCTGGAGTTCGTCGACCGTTCGAAGAACGACTTCAGGTCGGACGCCTTACGGATGCCCTCGGCGGTGTGCACCACCACCCACAGGACCCGGGCGCCGCTACGGGATGAACTGTTCGCCATCATTTACCTCACAAGCTCTCGGGAGTATCGAGGGGATCCCGGCGCGTACCTCAGTTCGTGGACGGAGGGATGATCTGGGGAAGGTCGGGTGGGGTGGGTGAGATCGGTGCCGAAGTCGTGGACACGACGCAGGACCACACATCCGCAGTGCCACCGTCAGCGAGCATCACCCGCAGCTGCGAGAAGGTGCCGCCGTTCGGGCACAGCGCCTCCGGGTGGTCACGCAGGTAGTCGGCCACCGCAGCTTCGATTTGCTCGGCGGTCGGCGGTTGCCCCTGCTCGCCCGTGTCACCCTTGTCGCCCTTCGCACCCGGTTGGCCATCCTGGCCGGGCTGGCCATCGGCGCCCGGCTTTCCCGGCTCGCCACTCGGCGGCGGGTTCGTGGTGAAGTAGCCGGCGAGACTCGCGGAGATCTGCTGCGGTGTCGGCTGGCCCGGACGCACCGGATTCGCCGCAAGGTACTGCGCCACCGCCTGCCCCAGCTGGGCGTTCGACGGTGTGGGGTTCGGTATGGACGCCAACACCCGTGCGGTGGCGGCGGACACGATCACATCCGTGTCGGCGCCTTTCCCCGGCTCCGGGATAGGCACCGGGTTTTGGCCGCGCTGCTGAAGTTCCTTGTTCGCCTGGTCACCCAACGGCTTCGACTGCTCCGCGGCCTTGCGCAGCGCATCCACATCGGCGCTGGTTTGGGCTTGCGCAGCCTGAGTGGACGCCAGTTCGGACATGACGTTGAACAGCCCAAGTGCGAGCAGGGCGAAGATGACCACGTTCGCGACGAGGCTTGCGATGAACAGCTTCGGCCAGCGTCGGTTCACCACATCCGTGGCGGTTTCCTTCGCCACCTGGTGGGCTTGCTCCGGTGCCTGTTCGACCAGTTCGTGGGTTGTCTCTCGCAGCTCGTCCAGGCCTCTCTTGAGACGCTCATCGTCCACAGCTGGAGTCCCCCTTCCAGCCACGCAGATAGAGCTGCCCTTCGAGGTAGTCAATCCTCAGCCGAGCCAGGCGGAGTTCTTCACGGAACTCGTCGCGTTCCTTGCGGTAGTCCGACATTGCCTCACCCACCAGGTCGATTGCTCTATCGGTTCGCTCGATCACCGGAGGTGTTGAGGTGTTCGACTTGCTCTCCGCCGCGCCCTTGTCCTTGCCGTATCTAGCTTTGGCCCTCTCCAGCCAGACAGGGCCCCGGGCTGTGATCAGTGCGACGAGGACTGCCGACACGATGGCAATAATTGATAGCCACGGCGGTCCCGCCGGTGCGGCCTCGGCGGCGACATCCACCGTTCAGCCCCCTCCGTCTCATGCGTCCCCCCGGACTCGCGAACTGGTGCGACGCCAAGCGCCGAGGACATGTAGAGGCAGTGCGAGGAAATTGGGGTGTGCCACAGACCCCCACCCGTCGAGGTGGCCTTGGAACCACGCGGCGAGGAAGCACACTCCCCAGAAGGTGAACACGATGATCGCGAGGCTGTGCCCCAGGGCGTGTTGTCCGATGGCGATGAGCACGCCGGCCGCGATGTAGGCGGCGAACCACATCCACATGGGAACACCGAGCTCGCGGATGTTGGTGAAGGAGTCGGCGCTGTACGCCTGGGGGCCGTTGAGGAGGTAGCCGAAGCCGACAACCTCGAGGTGGACGACGAGGATGGCGCGCAGGATTGGGGAGATACCCATCCGCGGCATGCCCTCCACGTTGGTGGAGGTATTGCCGGCGGTCACGCCGTCTTGCCCAGCACGAGCCATGAGCCTCTGCGGAGGGCGAGGATCTGCACCACGTCGTCCACTGCGGGCGTGTAGCTGGCCAGCCTGGGGAGGGTGATCGAGCCGCCGTCGATGGACACGACCACTTGGTTGCCTGAGAGTGCGGTGACAACCCCGGTTTTGTGCATCGACCCCACCACGTCCTCTATGAGTGCGTGGATGGCTTTCGCGGTGTCCACAGCACCTCCTACTGCTCTGCGGGCAGTTCGTCGGAGCGGGTTTCGATCGGCTGCGTCCCCCCAGGGGTGAGCGGGGTCGTGACCTTGTCGATGATGTGGCGCGACTCGCCCGTCTCGTCGTCGCGCACCAACAGCACATCCCCCGGATCGAGGGCCGGGTTGACGAGGATCTCGTTCGTGACCTGCGCTGCGACACCCCTCACCCGGTCCAGGAACGCCTGAGCCGCGCTGGTGCACTGGGCGACTGTCGTCAACGACGGGGACGAGTAGAAGCGGGGTTTCTTCCCGAACGGCCCGTTGTATCGGGTGGGGCTCGCCGGGTCGGTGTCCGACACGGCCGCGAACACCGGTAACGTGCCGTCACTTCTCTGCCCCGAAGCCACCACCCGGTTGTAGACCCGTTCCCTGGTCAGGGTCTGCTTTTGGGACAACAAATTGCCGCGGTCCCCGGTGCTGATAGTCCACACCGGGACCTGGTCGAGTACCGGTTGTGGCCGGATCACCAGCCGGCCCAGCTGGTCGAAGTAGGCTTCGGCGCCGATGGAGTCGGCCAACTTCTCCACGCCGTCCTTCCACCGTTCCCGTTCGATCTCGATCTGCGGTGCGATGTGGCTGGATCCGGTGAGGTCCACGACTTCGAGGTTGGATCCGACGGTGGCGCGCACTAGGCGTGCGATCTCGGCAACGGTGGTGGCGTTGGGGACTGTCTGCGTGGGTGAATCCAGTCGGTCATCCGCGACCCGGGCTGCGATGTCGACGAGTTTCACCGAGATCGACCCGTCTGCGGTGTAGGGCCGTGTACGGGTGGTTTCGTCAAGCGAGAACAGGCCGAGGGGTACCCATTCGGTGTTGCCGTTGGGGAGGACGATGCCGTAGTCGATTTGACATGCCGACCCGTACGGCGCCAACAGGTCAGTGGGGTTGGCGGGCCACAGCCGTGGGTCGCATTCGATGGTGGCGGTGCGCCGCACTTGGCTGGTGGCGTCGGCGACGACACTGCCCCCAGAGATGCCGATCGCCCGTACCCCGAATCCCGGTGAGGTGATGACCGCCCGGGCTGACATGGAGTGGGACTGGCCGAGGGCGATCTGCGCTTGGGTGGACATCGACCACACGAGGCCCCCTCTATGTGCCGGCGGCGGGGATCTCGCTGGGGGCGAGAACCTCGGAAAAGTTGGCGGTGAAGGAGCGCACGTCGGTGAAAGCCAGCCGGCCTTCGGCGTCCTCGTCCATGTCCTCCAGCGACAGCCAGCGGTCCCCGAAGTGGTAGTCGCCGGGGGCGCGCACCAGCACGGGTGAGAGGTCGTCGAACATTTCCAGGAGAAGGTCCCGCTCTTCCCAGCTTCTGGCCCAGAGTTTGATCTGACCGTCGGGGGATTGACGGTTCGCGGCGGACACCACAATCGCGTAGCGGCCACCGATGGGCCGGAACTTCCCCTGGGGTGCCTTGCGGGTGAGTTTCGGAACTTCCGCGACCGTCACCCGGATCGGTTGCGTCAACCAGCGGGGATGCGTCATCCACGTGACCCCACGCGACTCGAGCACCGCTTGCGCGGAGGTCATGGTGCCGCCCGTCGCCTCGAGGTTCGCGACGATGTACCGGACCGGGACATCGGTGGGGCATTCCCCGTCCTCGATGGTGAGCATCGGGGCGAGGACCGACACCGAGAACCCTGGAACACCCAGCCACACCGCAGTGGGCAGGTTCCCGTCGAAGAAGGACCCGTCGCTGCTGCCACGCTCAAGCGTGACGCCGTCAACATCCATGTAGCCGGCTGCCGGCAACCCGGCTGCGACGACCTTCACGGTCGCGTTCACACCGTTCGGGGGTGTGGTGATGGTGACGACCTGCCGGGCCCACTGGGACACGGACTGGTTGATCTGGTTCGCGGTCAGCAACTGCGTGGAGGCGGGAGTGATGGGGGCGCCTGTGCTGTCGGTCCACGAGATTTGCAGGGTCACCCCCGTGGGGCGGTGGGAGAACCGCAGGTCGATGCCCTCGGTGATGTCCTTGCCGGCGGTCAACGCGTGAGGGATGGTGACGCCACAAGCACCTGCCGAGGCGATGGTGGCGCGCAGAGCCGTGTCGCCGCGCACGGCATCGCCGATTGGGGTCAGGGCAGGGTTGCCGGCGTCCGGTACATACCCGTTCAGCCCCTTCTCGAAGTTGGGGTTGGTGCAAAAGTTGCGGCGCGTGGCTTGGGTGATGGTCAACGGGGCGGCGGTACGCACCCGATACATGGACCCGTCCTGGTGTTGCCGATGGAACTGCAACACCTCCGCGTCGGGCCACCACCCGGTGACCTGCATGACCCCACGCTCGGGGTCGGGGGCGATCGACACCCCACCACCCGGGTAGACGTTGGCGCCTTGCCTGCCGGCGTAGGACCGCCACCCGAGGGTGATGATCGGGTGCGGCTGATACAGGAACGTCGTCGTCCCACCCGGTAGAGGTGGGGGGATTTGCTGCTGCCCGGGAGGTGCGGGGGATTCAGTGCCCGCCCCCGCCGCGAACGGTTGCCGGGCGTACGCGCCTTGCGTCCACACGGGTCACCATCCAAAGGCGATGTACTGCACCGAAATGACTGTGCTCGCCAACCGCCCGCCTGTGCCGTTCAGCGCCGTCATGCTGCACCCGTCGGCCCGCTGCTGGTAGCACACGAAGGCGCCGTTCGCGGCGTAGGCGGTTGAGGTGCACGAGATCGCCAGGGTGCCGTTCGGGAACGGGGTCTTGTAGGTGACGTTGAAGTTTCCATCGGAGGCGGTGGTGAACGTCGACGGTGTCGAACCGGCGCGCAGCAGCAGCGCGGCACCGTCCGGAACAGCGAGTTGGGACATGTTTTTGTGCTGGTCGGCGGCGATGCCGGCACCAACACTGGGTCCCCAGCCCGTTTTGGTTCGTTCGATCACGTCACCCTTGTCGGTGCGGGCGACCCGCATCCCGTAGTGGGCGTCCGGGGGGAGCCCGTTGGACAGGGCCACCGCGAGAACGTCCCGACCGGCGGTGGGGGCGATGGTGACCTGGGTCCCCGCATTCCACGCCTGCGCTGCAGTACCTTCCCGTCCTCGCACCACGGTGACCGTCGTGCCACCAGAAGAGTGGCCCACGACCCACACGATCTCGTAGGCCCCCACTGAAGGGTCATGAAGCACCAGCGGAATGTAGGTTCCCCCGTTGGCCGCCGAATAGCCCGTTCCCAGGGCCGCGAACTGCGCGGACGACAAGGTCGTGTCACTGATCGCGGCGGGGTTGTCGAGGATCCCGAAGAAATAGTTCTTCGAGTCGCGCAGCTCGTAGCTCATCGTCGGCCTTTCTTAGCGAGACCCGTGAAGGATCGCGGTGCCGGTTGCGTGGTTCGCGGCGTTGATACGGCCGTCGATGTGCCCGTCCAAACCGTTCACGGTGATGTCACCGGAGAGTTCGAAGGGGCCCGTGAGTCGGGCACTGTCGGGCAGGGCGAAAGAACTCGAACCGATATGGGACACGAGTCGGTCAAAGTTTCGTGTATCCGGGGGGGACAGGACCCGCTCGGGCTCGTTGGTGCCCTTGTAGAAAGCACCAACCCCCTGCAACATGCCGCCCTTGTCGTACCAGTTGTGTGCCCGGTGGAAGGCCCACGCGCCGATCGGGTCGCTGTAGCGGGACCTGATGTAGTTCAGGCCCCATTCGGCCTGCCCGGCGATGGTCGACTCCAGGGGCCCGTGGGCGCTCGTCATCTTCTGGAACAGGCCGCGGGCACTGGAGGTGGGATTCGCGGCGGCCGGGTTCCAGCTCGACTCCTTCGCGATGAGCGCGTTGAGGGAGTCCCACTGGGGTCCCTGACCCCACCCGTACCGGCTGGCGACCGCCCGCACCGCAGCGACAACCTCGGGGGAACCCGCGGCACCGCTGAACGCCGAGGTCAGCTCGGTCAGCTTCTGGGTGGCCGCGTTCTTCACCCGATCCGTCGCCTGGTTAGCGACCCCGCCGGCCTGCCCGCCCATGAAGTTCCCGGCGAACATGGTGGCGATTTGGCCGATCATCTTGTATGTGTCGGCGAACGCGGTCCCCACGATCTGGCCGACGTCGATACCCCCGCCGCCGCCGGATACGAACTGGCCGCCCACCACAGGCAGTGACGACTGCACTGGGAACTGTCGATCGTCGGCGCCGTGGGCGTCCCCGGCGAACCGGACGTGGTTGCCGGTCGACTCGATGTTGACCCCGCCGAGGGTGCCGGCCGTGTGCGTTGGGCTGGATCCCATGGCGAACGAGGACGACAGTCCACGCACGAACCCGGGCCACGGTGCGGAGGCTGCGACACCGAGCCGCCGGTAGGGGTTGGATTCGCCACGCAGGACGTTGGTGACGGCGCTCATCAGGCCGGAACAGTCGAATCCGACCGGCCCGGCAGCACCCCAAATGTAGGGTTTGCCGTCCTGGGCTTTCGCGAACGCGAGACCCCGCAACACGGCGGCGTTCAACGCGGACCCTGTGTCGGCGACCACGCCACCCTGCGCGTATCCGGTGGCCTGCAGTGCCTCGGCCTGGCCAGAGTTGAGGGCGTTGAGGAACGGGTAGATCTGGTTGGCGATCTTCTCGCGCACCACGAACTCGCCCCGCGACAGGCGGGCGTCGATCGAGTCCGATGTGCCCGTCCCCGGCCCGGACACGCGACCGCCGGAAGCGAACGCGATCGGGACGGGGTTGACGTGCTTGCCGAACGCGAACTGGCCATCCAGGGCGTTCCAGGCGCTGATCAGGCCCGCGTTGAACGGGAACTGCAGCACCCAGCGGACCGGGTCAGCGGCGGCTGCACGGATTCGCCCGTATTGCTGCCCGGCCCAGTCGGCGGTGAACGCCATCGCCAACCGCAGGTTGCCCATGCCAGCCATGAGGGCGTTGAACGCGGCGTTTTGGCCGTTGACGTTGGCCCACACGTTCGCGGTGATCAAACCCCACGACGTGGCCAACTGCGCCTGCAGGAACAACTGCCGGGCGGCGATGGTGTCCTCGGTGAGGACGATGGTCGTTTGGATCTGCAACCAGCTCAGCGTGTTCGACATGGCCAGCTGCTGCATCGCCAACGCCAGGGTGACCGTCATGGTGTTGAGGGCGGTCAGCGTGGGCATGACGATGGTGTTGAGCTCGGTCGTGAGCGCGACCATCGATGCGGTGACCGCGTCCACCGTCCCACCGAGAGCGGTCAGCGCCGCGGGGTCCACGGTCAGCGACGCGGCCACCGCAGCCTGACCAGTGGCAGCAACCGTGGGCATCGGCACGGACGGAGTGGATCCGCCGGCCACGATGCCGCCGTCGGCGAACCGGTTGGCGTTCATCGACTCGAGCAGCGGCAACCATCGTGCGGTCGCTGCCGCGTTGACCACGTACTCGCCGTTGGACAACAGGGCGGCGATAGAGTCGCTCGTACCGGTGCCGGCACCGAACACCGGGCCGCCGGAAGCGAACGCGGGAACAACCCACCGACCGGGCGGGTCGGGGATGATCCCACCCAGCGGGCTGTCGTTCGCGGCCCGCCACAGCCCCAGCAAACCGTCGTTCCACACCAGGTCGATGACGCCCTGAATACCGCCCCGGATGAGTGTCTTCAGACCGTCCCAGATGCCACCGATCTTGTCGCCCATGGCCTTGAACGCGTCACCGACAGCACCGACCTTGTCCGAGATCCACGAGAAGATCGGGGAGAAGAAGTGCTCCCAGAGCAGTTGCAGGCCGATGCCGATCGCGTCGAGTGCGGGCTTGACCGCCACGTTCCACAGGAAGTCGAAAATGTCCGCCAAGATCTTGATCGTGTTGATGACCAGGTTGAGGATCGGCACAACAACGGTCTGCAGCACCACGGCGAGAACCCCGCCGAGGAGGTTCGCCAACATGGTGATGATCGGCATCAACGTGTTGATCACGGAGACGATCGTGGGCAGCAACGTCGCGGCCAGGTTCAGCAGCGGCGGCACGAGCGGCAGCACCGCGTTCACCAGCGTCAAGAACAAACCCGCGATGGTCGGCAGGATCGGCGCCAGCGCGGTCAGCAGCTGCCCGGCGATCTGAGCCAGGATCGGCACGAACGGCAACACCGCCGACACGATCCCCATGAACGCCTGCATCAACATCCCCAGCGCGGGCATGATGGCCTGCAAGGCGGTCATCAGCGCCGTACCCAAAATCGTGACCAACTGGCCCAACACGGGGGCGAGCTGGCCCATCAGCTGGTTGATGAACGGCACGAACATCTGCACGAGCTGCGTCACCATCGGCACCAGCGCCGTGATCACCCCAGTCAGGACGGTGCCCAGCATCGCGATGATGGGACTGAGGGCGGTGAAGATCTGCCCGAACGCGCCAGCCAGCATCGACACCACAGGCAACAGGGCCGTGATAACGGGGGCGAGGGCCTGAATGATCGGCACCAGGATCGCCAGCCCGGTCTGCACCAGCTGCACGAGCACCGGCATCAACGCGGCAATCACAGGCTGTAGGGCCTGCAGGACCGGGGTCAACGCGGACACCAACAGCGTGGCCAGCTGACCCACAAACGGGGCCATCGTCACCAGGACCGCGCCCAGCGCCTGGAACGCAGGCGTCAACGCATCCGCCAAGGACACCAGCGACGGGCCCAACGCGTTCATCAGCTGCAACGCGGCCGTCAAAATTGCGCCGATCACCGGCCCCAGGGCGGCGATCAGGTTCGCGATCGATGTTAACGCTTGCTCGAACACACCAGTGCTGATCAGCGGCTGCAATGCCTGCATGATCGCCGTGCCGACCGTGCCGAGAGCCTCAACGATGGCGATGATCCCCGGCATCGCCGCTGTCGCCAACTGCATGAACAGCGTGATAAACGTCATCAATACTGGGGCGACGGCGGTGATGACCTGCCCGATGCCGGCGAACAGTTGCTGGAAGGCGTCCATCATCGGCACCGACGACAGGAAAATGAACATTTCCTTCGTGGCGCCGTTCATCGCAGACGCGACAACACCCAGATTCTGGCCCATGGCGGGCAAGATCTGGCTCGAGAACTGGGTAAACGCGGGCCCCATGCCGGCGAAGAGGGCGTCCTGCACCGAGTTCTTCATCTCGGCGAACGCGGGCTTCAACGCCTGGATCGCGGTAACGAACTCGCGCGCATTCGGCGACAGTTTCGCCATCGCCGCGGCGATCTTGTCGCCCGAGGCGGCACCCACCGTGCCGGCGTCCTGCATGGCCTGCGTCAGCTGCGTCTGGGCCTGCGTCACCGCCAACTGGGCGTCCGCGATGGACCGCTGAGACTGGATCTGCTGCTGCGCCGCCGCCGTCTGCGCGTCCGCCACATCCCGCTGCGCCGCGGCGACACCCTCAGTGGCTTGGGTGACCTGGTCCTGCGCCTGCGTGACCTGCTGGGAACCGCTGATGCCAGCAGCGTCGGAAACAGCTTTGTCCTGCGCGAGGTTGGCGTTGCGGGCCCGAATCTCGTCCAGGGAAAGCTTCTGCTGCTCGTAGGCGAGCTGGACCCGCTCGAAGGCGGCACCGCTGGTACCGCCCGCTCGGGCAGCCTCCAAAGCCTGCTGGGCGTCCGCTAGGTCCAACACGGCCTGACGCTCCGCCAGCGTCCCGCCCTCGACCTCGAAATTGAGGTCCTGCTGGGCGCGGCGAGCGTCCTCCACGGCACGCGTCAAGTCACGTTGCGCCTGCAACCGCGCCTTCTGTGCGTTGAGGAGAGACCGCTCCGCATCCTGGGTGCGCCGCAAGGATGACGCCGCCGCCCACTCGGCGTCCTCGTAGGCGCGGCTCGCACCCGTCTGCGCCTGGGTGACCTGCTGCTGGGCGGACGCGATCTGGCGGGCTGCGGAAGCCTGCGCCTTCGCGTTCGCCGTTGCACCAGTCGCGGCCTGATCCTGAGCGTCGGTGAACGCGGATAGCGCGTCACCGACACCCTGGAACCCCACAACCAACGCGGCGACAGGGCCCAACGCGGCTGCGACAAGACCAGGCAGCGCAACTAGCGCGGCACCGATACCGGCGAACGCCGCGACGGCGGCCACACCGATCGCAGTCCACTTGAGATGCATCCTGGTGGTGACCGCGCTCGACACGGCATCCAGCAGGGTGAGCTTCGCGATCGCCGCCCCGGTGTCCATGGTGACGGACCCGGACACGGTCGCGAGACGCTTCGCGGTGAGCGCGAACGCCTGCATCTGCATCCGCGCACCAGTAGTGTCGGCGTCAACGCCAAGATTGATGGCGTACGCGCGACCCGCGTTGGCGGAGAACGCGCGTAGCTTCGCCGCCAAGCCGCCAGTGTCGGCGTCAGCCTGCATCTTGATTTTCGCGTCACGCGCTGCGACTCGGGCAGCATTCAGCGCGGACTCCGCATTACGGGAGTCGTTCGTCGCAGCAGCGGCGGCACGGCGCGCCTGAGCGACACGCAACTCCCCCGCGAGGATCTGCGACTGCTTCACGCCCGACTTCGCGCGGGTCTCCTCCAGTTGCTTCTCGGCGATCAGCAGCTGCTTCACCGAGTCCGAAGAGGAGTTCCTTGCTGCCGCCATGCGCTTCTCGGCAGCGGTGACCTCGGACTCGGCCTTCTTCAGGCTCGCCTTGTTGACCTCGGCCTTGACCTCGACGATCGGGGCCTTGCCGATGCCGCTGCGCAGCTTCTGCTGAAACCCCTTCATTGCGGGATTCACCACGACATCTACCTGCGGGTTTATACCCTTCAGCTCTGAGCGGATCCGCTGATGGAAGCCCTTCATAGAGGGCATCACGGAAACGAGGGCTTCTCCGGCGTGGTAGCTGCCAGCCATGTATGCCTCCCAAATGCCAGTCGACTCGGGCGGCTACAGGGCAGGGGTGTTACCGCAGCTCAATGGCCCCTTCGGGCGCGTTCGCGATGCTCTGTTCGAACTGTTCCTGCGGCACGAAGTTGAGGACGGCTTCCAGATGCAGGTATGCCTGCCGAGCCTGTTCCTGCTCCCACGCGTCCTTCGAGGTTTTCGGGCGGGGCAGCTTCGTCACCTTCGGCTTCTTCTTGCTCATCGACGCGCCGGCCGCGAAGTGCACGTTCTGCTGCAACAGCTCGTGGATGCCCTTGAGGATCGCCACCACGGGGGTCTCCTCCACCAACGAAGGGCCAAGCGACTTCCGCCGCGGCATGTCCTTCGTGGCCTCGAACAACTCCATGTCCATGGCGCGGGCCTCGGTGAAGTACGAAGTGCTCATCCGGTCGAACGCGTCCACCAGGTTGGCGAGCGTGTTCGGGGTCTCCGTACCGTCGAAGAACTCCCGCAACCGGTAGTGGGTGTGAAGCGCCAGATCCCGTTCGATCGCATCCCCGTAGCGGTCGAGATCCATCGCGAGGTTCCGGGTTCTCGCCATGTCGGCGCCGAAGTGGGCGAACACCGCATCAACTAGGTTGGCTACCTCGACCCACTCCCACGTCGACAACTCGACCCACGCGGTATTGAACGCGTCGTCGAGGAGGATCGCCAGCAGATGCTGAGGGTCCCGGATCTGCACCAGCGTGAACACGGACATGCCCGGGATGCGGGTGGGGTCCCGGAACGTAACAATCTCGCCGCTGTCGAGGCTCAGCTCGAACGGCTCACGGGTCGCCTCAGCGTGGTAGTCCCGGGACCCCACCGCAGGTCATCGATTCGAGCCGTAGTGCTCCAGGACGTCCTCCAGGAGCTTGTTCGTCTCGTCGGTGGGGGTGTCCTTCCACTCCTCCCACCACGCGGCGAAGTCTTCTGCGGAAAGGATCTTGCGGAACACCTTCTCCGGGTCCCGCTCACGCTGCAGGTCGAAACCGCCGTGCGTGGGGAGCTTGTTGGGGTCCAGGAAGGTGACGAACCCGCGGTGCCCCTCGGGGGCATTCTCGAGATCCAGCTCAAACTTCGCCTTCTCGGCGACGACCTTGAAATCCTTACGGGACTTGCGCATGTGCTTCTCCTGGGTGCTTTCCTGGGTTGGTGTTGCTACTTGCCGGCGTTACGGGCCTGCGGCGAGGTGTCCTTCGGGGGCTCCTGCGGCTCGTCGATCAGGGGCTTCGGCGGCTTCGGGTAGGACTTGCCCACCTCTTCGTAGCCGCGGGAGACCAGCAGGGCCCGCTCGCCCGGGCTGCCGGCGACGTAGACTTCGCCGTCCTCCGGGTTCTTCAACTTGAACTCAGGCATGACCTGTCCTCACGGGGTGTTCCTGGGTGTTGGTGAAGTGATCCGGGCGCCGTACACCCAGGAAGAGACGACGCCCGGACCACAACTCACGCGACCGCGACCGTCAACCCCATCGCCACCGCAGCGGCCTTCGCGCCCGGACCGAAGATGAACTCCGTACCCAGAGTCCCCAGTACCTCGTCCGGGACCGCGCCGAGCGTCACATCCGTCATCAGCGGGTCATCCCCGTCGGACCACGACTCGTCGCCGACCTCCGTGACCAGCATCTTGTGGTAGACGCGGGCGATGTAGTACAGCGAAGCACCCGAACCGTCCACACCCAGGGCGCAGACACGCCACCACAGAATGTCGGGGCGGTCGAGGATGTCGTACTTCCACTCCCCCGCCGCGGACATCTCCGCAGCGGTACCGGTGAAGTCCCGGTTGGTTTTCAGCTCGTGGGTGATGCGCTTGTTCTCGATCGCCGCGAACTGCAGCGTGTGATCCTCCGAGCGGATGTCGCGGCGAAGCACGGAGGCGGAACCCCAGCCGCGGACCTCGCTGATCTCACGGGACTTCGAGAGCGTCAGGCCGTCCTCGGAGATCCGGCCCGCGGACTCGTAGGTGTCTGCCACGTCGATCTGCCCGCCGGTGGCGACGAGGGTGGTGATTGCGGCGGCGGTGCCGTACTTGCCGAGCAGCACGGCTCCCCGCATGGGCTTCTTGATGTTGCCCTGCTGGAAGTCGGCAACGGTGTCAAAACTGGCTGCGACCATTGTGTTCCGGTCCTTTCTGGACGGGTAAGAAACCGACCACGGGCCGGTGAGTGGGAGTCCCTGGGTGTCAGTGCGCTACTGGGCGCGTGAAACAACCGTCCAGGTGGACGGGATGCGGCGGATGTCCCGCTGCTCGTACGGGATCTGCCCGGGACCGTTGTTCTCGTCGATCCGATCGAGCAGACCAACGGACGTTTCGATCAGGCGCCGGCCGGCGAGAGCGGTGCGGACGGTGTTGAGCATCTGCTGGGACTCGGCGCGTCGGACACCGAACACGGCGACCTCGACGATCGCGGTGTCCTCCCAGCCCTGCCGGTTCGTTCCCCCACCCGGGATACGGATGACGGAGATGAACGGGGGTGCGATCCCTTCGTCCTCGCCCTGCGCTGGTGGTTCGTCGGCGTCAGCAAGGAACGATGGGGGCTGGTTGTAGGTGGGTGCGATGGGCTCAAGCAGCTCCATCAAGGCGACTTCAACGTCAGGGAAGGCCATCAGTCCCCCTCCAACGCGCGGGTGAGGAACCTGGTGGCCCTGACGCGGCGGTTGCCGAACTGCAGCGGAACGGCCTGCCCGCCGAACACGACGGAAACCGAGACACGGTCCTTCTTGACCCCGCCCCGTGCGGAGTGGACGAGACGCCCAGACCGCATGGTTTCGCCCGTGTCGACGTGCGCCGCGAGATTGGCTCGAGCCTTCGCCAGCACCTTCCCTGCAGCCAGGGTGGTGACCTTCCGCAGTTCGGGGCCGAGGAGGAACTTCGCGGTCTCTTTCGAATCCCGTTGGTACTCCACTAGCCGATCACCCTCCTCAGCTTGATCTCGCCACCCATATCGGTGCCGTCCAATGCGGTCCACTGGTCGGGGTAGCCGTCGACCTCCCACACCCCGCGCCCTGGAACGCGGACACGGGCTGAGGCAGACGGGAGGAGGGCGCCGTAGCCGGCGCCGACGATCAGGGACGCGGTCCGGTCCACTTGGGTGCGACCGGCGTTGTCTTCGACGCTCGAGGAGGGGGCGAACATGCAGTTCGGGATCGTCGACACCGTCGACTCGGCGCGGTCGCCGAACTTGTCGGTGTCCATCGTGATGACCTCGACGGTGATCCCGTTGTCGAACTGCACCAGTCCCCCTACAGCGGCTCGGTGAAGTAGGGGAACGACTGGCCAGACGTGCCGTCCGAGTACTGGATCGGCACCCGCGACCACGCATCGGACACCACGTCCGCGCGCTCCACAGGCACCGACACCAAACCCGACTTGCGGGTAGAGAAGCGGAACAGGATCCGCCGCTCATCCTCGGTCAGGTACACACCAGATGCGGCCTGCTGGGTGAACCCCTCCCCGAGAGGGCCAGCGGTGCGGGTGGTGTTGCCGGCCGGATTGCGCCACTTGCGTTCCGCCGCCTGCAACACCACCACCACGACGGGAGACGGAACCTGCGGGGCACTCTCGGTGTCCCAGGTCTGTCCCGTCTCCGCGCACACCAGCGCTGAGGCGTCAGCGATCGCCGCCACCGCCCGGGCGTGCTCGGTCGTGCCCTCAACGAGTTCACGACCCACCCGGGCGGCGAGGTCTTCCACGTCCGCCAACAGCCCAATCATCACGGAGCCGCGGTCAGGGTGATCTCCACCGCACGCACCAGGCTCTTCGCCCCGGAACGAGCAATGTCACCCGGGGCGTAGTCGGTGACCGCGTTCGCACCGGCGAAGGTGTTCACGATCGACCGGTCCGAGCTGTAGTCGGCGTCGTAGTCCATGATCCAGCGCAGGGAGAACCCCTGGTAGGACTGCGAGTCCCCGAACGAAGCACCCTTCGGGACCTTCGGGGCCTGCGTGGACAGGACGAACGCCGTCTTGTGGAAGATGTACGCCTTGTTCGCCGGCAGCGCGTACGACGTGGTGGTGGTCATGCCCGCGAGGCGACCGATCGTGGCCTCCCGAAGGGCGGTGTCCGAACCGGCCTGGTCATACCGGGCCAGGTGGTCCGACTTGAGGATCCACGCCTCCACGTCCGCACCCACGACCGCGAACCGGTCCTGCAGCGGCACGAAGCTCTTGCCGAGCACCGTCTTGGCGTCGACGAACACTGCGTACGGGTCGTCCGTGGTGATCGCGGCCAGCTTGTTCGCGGCCGGGTAGGTGGAACCCACCATCACGTCGGCGACGGTCTGCTCCAGGCCCTCGGCGACGGCCCGCACCTGCGGGTCCAGCACCTGGGCGTTGAAGTCCTCGACGTCGAGGTCCATCTGCTCGTCGGTGATGGACGTGCCGTGGTACACGTCGTGGGTCAGCGCGACCTGCACGGAGCCCTCCGCCAGGTCGTCCATCACCTTCTTCCGCGACTCACCGGTCGCCCGCAGCGCGTTCTTGCGCGCCACTGCGATGGCGGGGATGCGGATGTTGACCACGTCGCCGGCGGAGCCCGTGAAGTCGCCACCCGCGTCGCGCCAGACGAGCTGGGGCAGAACCAAGTCCCGGCGCAGGAGACCCAAGCCCGTTCGAGCGATCTTGACCGATTTGACAGCTGTGAAGCCCATGAATCACCTCGTTTTTTGGGCGCACTGATCGCAATGCGCCATTCGAATAACTGCGAGAGACGAGGTGATTACGAATCCCTCGTTGTCCGTCGCGACGGCGACGTGGTTACAGGAAATGCCCTACTGGGCGAGGCGGAAAGCAACTCCACCCTGCCGGCTGCGGACACCCGCAGCCAACTTGTCCGGATCCATCTCATCCGGCTCCTCATCCGGCTGTGCGCCGCCACGGAGGTTCTCCTGCGGCTTCTGCAACAGTCCGTCGATGGAAGATCGTCCAGCGCCGACGTACTCGAAGAACTCGTCGGCATCCGCTTCCAGCTCCTCCTCGGTGCCGCCCACGAGACGGCGCGCGGTGGCCTCCAGGCGCTTCGCTTCGGGCTCGTCGAGTCCCTTGCGCATGGCGACCCGCAGCCGCATCAAGCTCGATGCGTCCGCTGCGTGCTCGTCGGCGAGCTTCTTGTTTTGGCTGGTCAAGGTCTCGATTTCCGCGCGTAGCTCATCCAGTGCGGCAGCGTGCTGCTCGTCCGGCTCGCCCGATTCCCCCTTCGGGGCCGCTTCGAGATCGACCTTGAGCTGATCACGTTCCCGCGTCAGATCCGCGATCGTCTTATCCAGGTCCGAGCGGGCCTGCTTCAGCTCGTCCCGCTCGCGACGGACACGCTCGAGGGCGCGCACACCCGCCGGCCCCAGCGGCTCGTCCGGCTCCGCTGGCTTGCCAGGCTCAGGTTCGTTCTTCGCGGCATCCGGGTTGTCGTCGTTCGGCTTCTCCGGATCCTGCTTACCGTTCTGGGCCTGCTCACGGGCAGCCACGGCACGATTCAGGATCTCCTGGGCGTCAGCCATTGCGTTTGTTCTCCCTACGAGGGTGCCAGTCCACGAGACCGGCAATGAACGGATGGGACGGGGCGCTTAGGCGGGGTTGCCGGAAACCTCAGGCCAGTCAGCGGGCAGTTTGTCCTCGAGGCCCAACTCAAGGGCCTTCTCGACGATGAACTCCCGCAGCTGCCGCTGCTCGTCGGGGTCCTCGACCATCGCCACCGCGTCGACCGCGGTCTGCAGCGACGCCTCGTCGACGATCTCGAAGTCACCCGCGGGCGGGGCTTTGGGAGTCGGCGGGCTCGGCTTGGGGGGCGTGGGCATAGGTGCTCCTTATCTAGTGGTGCCTGGGGTTTCACCCACAGCCACCCGGTAGGCAGCGAGGGCAGCTTTACCGGACATGCCTTGGGTGGACTCGATCCACAGGCGCTCGGCTTCGTCGATGATCGGCGGCATTTCAGTGTCTCGGCTGTACACCGCGAACGGGACACAGCTACAGAAGTCGTGGAATGACTTGCCTGAGCCTTGCTTCTGGCTACGACTGGTCGTTTTCACCACCGTCCGTGCCGAGTAGACCGCTCCGCGGGAACTCAACATCAGGCACCAGCCGCACGCGCCAGGAGACGGTAGCCGGGCGTAAGCAATCGCCTTCGGGTCCTTCTCGACACCCTGCATCACCGCTTCACGGCCGGCATCCAGCACCGCTTTGCTCGCGGACCCCGACAGCAGCGGGACCGCATCCCGCTTCGCCTGCGCCGGAGACTTGCCCTGGTTCTGCAGCTGAGCAACCCGTCCCGGGCCCGTGATAAGCAGAGTCTTCTGCAGGTCACGCAGGTCCGGGTCATCCACCAGCGGCAGACGAAAGACCCCAGCACCCGGCACCGCTTCGCGACGCATCTCGTTGTACGAATCCTCCGCCCGCGCCACCGACAGATCCCGATAGCGCAAGATCAGCGGTACCACTTCACGCAGCCACTCCGGACCAGACCCCTGCACGTTCTCCGGATCCAGCAATGCCCACAGGTCGAGCAGCTCCTTCAGCAGCACGGCCCGGACAGCCAACTGGTCAGCCTTGGCCTGTTCCGCGAGCTCCGCGGTGCTAGGCAACAGCCGATCCGTTCACGGAAACACCACCGTTGCGGGAGGTGGCTCGCTGGGTGGCTATGTCCCCGGCCTGGCGGTCCAACTCTGCCCGCATCGCCTGAATCGGGTCCTCCGCGGCGCGCAGCGCCTTCCACTGGTCGATGTCCGCCTGCGTGACGCCCGGCAGCTTCGTCCACAACCCGACAGCGGGAATCTCCAGCGAGTCCTTCATCTTCCCCAGCGCATCCGCGACCTGAGACAGGGACCGGGACTCCATGTCCGCCCACACCACCTGGGCGTGCACGTCCTGCTCCGTGGGCGGATCCTTTGCCACTGCGGACGCCAGCCGAATGTGCTGCTCCGCCGCCTCGCCCAACGTGTGCTTGTAGCCGGCGACCTTCCGCGTGAGAGTGGTTTCTGCCGCGGCCAGCGCATCCGCGGACAGGTTCGCCATCTTCCCGAGCAGGTAGTGGGGCGGGGTCTGCGACTTCACCGCCAAGTGGTGCACCGCGAGGTCAAACGCCGCGATATACCCGTCCAGCGGGGTTCCGTCCAACTGCCACGGCTTCACATCCGCGTCCTCAGCGAACAGAAACCGCCGCACATCGAACGTGATGGGGACAGGTTGACCAGTAGACGGATCGACAGGCGCCGCGAGCCCCGAGATGCCGCGGATCTTGAACGAGCCGTACGTCTGCGCGATCAGAAGGTCGAAAGAAGTCTGGTTGATGCGGTCCTGCACCGCATACAGGGGCTCGATCTCGCCCGTGCAGCGACCGTCCAAGTCGATATCCGGCGCATACCGCACCACCGGACACACCCCCACGCCGTGACGTTCCTGACCGACGATCTGAGGCCCGAAATCGCCCGACGTGCGACCCACCTTGTAGCGGAACTGGCTGTCGAGAACTGCCGTGACCTCGCCTGTACCCGGCTTCGTCGACAGCGCGTACTGCGGGAACTCATCGTCGACCGGGTCTTCCCACAGGCAAAACATCTTCCGCGCAGACACGCCACGCATCACCGGCCCGCGAGTGCCCGGCAGAGCCGTCCCCCACGCATACCCGTACGTCAACGACGACGTGAAGATCTGCGACTGACGGGAGTCGAACTGGTTCGCCTGCCAGTACGTCCACCCCGTAGCGTTGGCCGCCGTCGAAGGCACCCCTCCAGCCTTCGGTGACGTCCGGTACCCCTCGATAAACAGCTGCTGGGCACTCGCGTTCCGCACCATCGGCAGCAGATTCGTGATCGAACGCTCAATCAGCAAGTTGTATTCGGCATTCGCAGTCTTGGGGCGGTACGGGCCCGGGTGGTCCCCGAGCACATAAGATCGGATCTTCTCCAGCCGGTCCGCTTCCTTCGCCCGGTCGCCTTCGGACTTCTTCAGTAGCGCTTTCAGCTTCGAATTGGTCAACTCGTGAAACGCCACTGGACGCCCCTTCCTGGGCGTCCAGCCCGAATCGTCTATATCAGGAATGCCCTACCGGTTCGCTTCTTCGCCCGCTTCTGCCACGCCGCCGAGTTCAACACCAACCGCCGGCCCAGACGGGCACCGACCATCGTCACCGCGTAGTCGACCTTCCGGTTCGAATCCCGGTTCTCCTTGCCGAGGGTGAAACCCCACTGATTCGGCCGGCGCCGAGCCGCGTGCACATGAACCCGCAGCATCGAATCCCCGTCATGCGTCAACGTGGGGGCGACAACAACCTGCCCGAACTCGTCAACCTCACCGTCGATGTCCACCGCGGTCTGCATCGCAGCCTCAGTGAACAGACGGTTCCGATCCCGGCCACCCGGGCTGGACAGGCGCATGTCGAACTCCACCGCGTTCTGCGGCGAAGCCCACACCAACAGCGTGGCCCGGAAATCCCGATGCCAATCGTCCACCAGCGGCCGCCAGTACGAGGCCTCCGTGTCGTCGTCCTTCGCGGGCGACGGATCAACCCCGAACCACACGACCTTGTAGCGGTCGAACGCCTCACGAACCTTGGCGTCCACCTGCTCCCGCGGAGCCAACCACCCCTTACCGCGGTGACCGTGCGGCTTCTGCCACCCACCCAGCGAGATCACATGGCCATCGGAGATGCGACACCCCGACAGCGTGGTTGCGTCACCCGACTTCGAACAGTCGAGGAACAGGGCGATCTCATCCTGATCGGCCACCACGATTTCCGGGCGTCCACGGTCGTCGAAACGACGCGGGTCAACCCAACTCGACTCGTTCGCAGCCAAAGCATTCAGGTAGTACCTGATGGAGTCGGCGACGGACGTATCCGTCATGTCGATCTCCTGCGCTATCGCCTGCAAGTCATTCCACGGGGAGTCCGCATACGACGCCCGCAGACCAGCCCACACATCCGCTTCCGTGTGCAAACTCAGATACGCCGGGGCTTCGGTCGAGTCATACAGGATGTCCTGGTAGTTCGTCTTCCCCGCAACCTGGTCCTGCCACGCCAGATAGGTGCGCTCAGCGACCGAGTCTTCACCCTCTTCGTGCGCGTTCGTGAACTCACACACCCGCGCCTGGCCGCCCGGCGACTTCACCACGTTGCGTCGAACCACGCCAGCCATGTCGTGGCCACCGTTCGACTTCTTCGCGTGATGCGGCTCGTCGAAACCGATGAACGTCGCGGGGTCACCCTCAGCCGAGGACATCGACGATGTCAAAACCTCAATACGCCCCGATGCTGCGGTCGACGCGGTCTGGCCAGCCTCGAACTTGATCTCAGCTTTCAGCTTCTTCGGGACCATCGCGTTCGCGACCCGAAGCACATCCTTCGCCTGAGCCTCCGAGTTCGCCGCGACCTGCACCAACGCCATCCGATGCGGTACGCCGATGGGGTTACCCAGCTCGTCGAAGTGGGAGAACCGCACCGGGCCGGCGAGCTCGCACAGCAGCTTCGCGGCGAGCAGGGGCGACTTGCCTGTGTTGCATGTGACGATGTTCCGCTCGCCCACCATGTAGCGGTGCGACGGATGCGCCACGGTGATACACCGAGCCGGGACTGACGCGACAGGCGTGACCGCAACAACCCGGCGGGTCAAAGACAAACCCCGGTGGCCGGCGCTCGGGGACTTCTGACGGGCCCGCTTCCGCTCTATGTAAAACAATGGAGTCTCCGCGTAGACCTTGAACCCGAACCGCCACTTGGGGCCGCAGTCCCTCCCGTAATATGTGGCACGTCCGTCCCGGACACCAAATTTGATACCCAGGGACGCCAGCAGTTCGGACACGCCGTCCCGCAATGCGGGACTTGTCGTGGTGAACTCCGCGATTCCGTTACGCGGATCGCACCCACCATCGGTGTCCATCAGCCCGCGGAGCAGCTCCCACCGCTGCTCGACAGATCCACGGAGGTAGCCCGCCAGGATTCTCTTGTCACCCAGCAGGTTGAGTTCCCGGAGTTGAGTGACTAGACCGTGCGCTGTCCACCGCTGGTACCGGGGATCATGCGTTATGGCGTAGCCGCGCCGCTCGAACTGATTCCACACCTCCGGATCTATGCCGGCCATTCGACCGTCGTGGGTTGATCCGTCCCCCAGCCACGCCCCCATCACATACGGGTCGATCAGCAACTCTGCCCGGGGAAGGTCGACAGCAGGCGCGACCTGCTGACGCCACAGCCGTGCACCGTCCTTGCGAGTCAGATTCGCTGCCATCTCACGCGCGTTCGTGATCTTCTCGACGTAGTTCCCGTGCGGGGTCAGAAACTCCAAAGGCCAACGGTGGCCGCCAGTGGACACCACCCACGACCCGTCACTGAAATCGATCCTGTAGCAGTCCTCGTCAACTTCCGGGTGAACCTCAAGGACCCGAGTCGGGGTGCCATCTTCAGCGAACACGACGCTGCCCGCAGCGAGGTCCCCATGCTTCACCCAACCTGTGGGCGTCATGACGGGAGTGGTATTCGCGATCGGACCTTTCGCTCCACGTCGAACCCCACGCCGATACACCCAACGGCCATCCTCGTCGACCGCGTACCAGAGCACCAAGAAGCGCTTCTGCGACGGAGTGAACCGCCACGGCTTCCCCGACAGGTGGTGGACTAGGTTCTTCTCCGCCCAGTCGATCACCACATAACCGAGCGACCGGGTAGTGCGAGGATCCGTCGTCGGATCGTCAGGGAACGGCAGCGACCGCCACGCGCCACACGAAAAGTCCCGGAAATACCCGGGAGGCGGAGACGTGTTCAGGAACCGCGGATCAACCTTCTTCGGGGCCTTCAACACCGCGGCCCCCTCTCGCGACTACGCGCCGAACATGTCCGCTGCCCTCTGGATAGGCGTGACGTTGTCCGGGAGGTCTTCGTTGTCGGAGGGGCGCTGCACCTCGATCCGCAACTTCCGGCGCGCCGACTCCATCACCATCATGTCCGCCAACAACCCGCGAACCTCAGCCATCTGACCGGCCCGCCAGTTGCCCTTGTCCAACATGTCCCGAATGAACAGGTCCAGCGCATACATCTGCACCGCGGCAGCAGCCCAGTCCGAGGCGGTGAAGAACTCGTTGTAGCCAGACACGGCCATCGAATCCCACAAGTCCTGCGTCATCCTCAACGGAGGAAGAGCACCATCCGGGAACACCAAGTCGGGTTGAGGCGCGTCCGCCGCCGCAGTCGGCTTGTCCACCACCGCCTGCGTATCCTTCGCGGTCTTCGCGTGACCCAGCTTCTGATCCGACCGCTTCCGGTTGTGTCCACCCGAGGCACCCTTCACGCCAGGCATAACCACCCCCGACGTTTCGGACGAAAAGGTATTTGGGGAGCAGGTTGGCGATCACTATGCGTACCGGTATCGGGCCCGATCATGATCGGGTGGTACCCCACCCCTTGGGGGTCTATCTCGTGAACGGCTGACGTGTTTTAGTCCTTAGTCCTCGGCGTTGGCTTCTTCGCCCTGTCGTTCACGGATGCGGTCAGCGATCTCCGCCTTGGTGCCGTACGTCGGGACAGGCGGGTCGAAGGTCTCCGCGAACGACTTGAGCTCCTTCACGCTCATCCCCTCGATCACGTCACCATCTGCCTGGTCGCCGTCCCCAGCGTCGGGGTTCTCGCTCTGCTCGTTGCCGGCGTCGTTGTTGCCTTCGGAGCCCAGTGCCTTGTCGCCGACGGGGGTGTGCTGGAACTCTGCGGGCTCGGGTAGGGCGACGTCGATGGTGCGGGCGGGTTCGCCGTCTGCGGGGACGGCGGAGCCGGAGCGGATGAGGTGTTCGGCGACCGCGTCGTCTGCGTCGGTGACGGTTCCCTGTTGGGTGTTGCCGACGTTGAGGGTGTATCGGATCTTCATGGTGTCCTCCTGAGCCCCGGGTGTCTGGTGGTTGGGCGGTAGCGGCGTGCGTGGCGGGCCCTGGCTGCGTCGTGGCCCTCACGGGACGACTTGGCGGCGTGGTGGGGTTGGCAGAGGTCTTGGCAACCGTCTGGGTCTGTCTCGGGGCCGGCGAGGTAGGCGGGGGTGATGTGGTCGCAGTGGGCTGCGGGGTTGGTGCAGCGGTGGCCGTTGGTCGTGGCTTCGCATTGGCCACCGGAGCGGCGTCGCACCGCGGCTTTGGTGGATTCCCAGTTCTTGGGGCGTTGCCATGGGGTGTTGCGCTGCCAGTGACCGGGAGTCATCAGGTGGATCGCTTGCGGCTGCTGCCCTGGTTTCGGCCCTTGCCCTCGTTCGGAGCGTGTCCTTTGGCTGCGATGTAGATCTCCGTGGCGAGCCCGTCTGCCATGTGGCGGGGTACGCCTTCCTTCAGCAGCTCGCGATGCAACTGGGTCCAAGGGTGGGTGTGGCTGGCCCAGCGGGCCAAGCCCTCACCGCGGACCCAGTAGTTCCAGAGCTGGGGCTGTTCAACCTGGAGTTTGGAGGCCACTGTGAACCACCCCTATCGAGAAGTGCTGTAACGCCGGCCAACCTGGCGGCGACTGTGTCCAACATCAGCCGTGTGCGAGGAGGCCACTGTGGGGATCACCCGGAAGTTCATGTCTGTCCTGTCGATGGGTGTCATCGATTTCCAGTCGGACAAGGAACGGATGGCGCGGTCGGCGCGGTTGAACAAGCGGGCGACGAAGCGGCAGAACCGGCTGATCAAGGAGCAGAACAAGCTGCTCAAGAGGCAGCAGGGCTAGGTGTTCAGTTCCTCGAGGATGGCGGTGACCTCGCGGGCGGCCTGTTCACGGGCCTCGCGTAGGTTGCGGCTGGCTGCCGGCTCGGTGCCGGCAGGGTCCGTACCGTCGAGTGCGGACACGGTCTCGGCGCTGGGCACCCACATCACCGCTCCCCTTCGGTGCGCACTTCGAGGCTTTTGACCTTGCCGCCGATGCGGATCATGGCGCGTACCTCGGCGGTGTCGGGGACCTGCTGGGCTTCGAGCATCTGCACGAACCGCTTCAGCTCGGCCACGGTCGTGACCGTCTGCGAAAGCTTCACTGTCACTCCCTGTATCTATCCTACTGGCGAGTACGGGTCTTAGCCCCGTGGATTTCGAGCCTCACGCCTCGCTGGTCACCGCCGTGGTACACGGAGCGTGACAATCAGCGAATGTCGACGTTGGTGTTGAAGATGTGCCCGCAGTCGTTGCACTGGTCGTAGCCGCCCGCGTCCTTACCGGTCTCCGGGTCGATGGTCCGCTTGTGCGAGGTGTTGTTGCCCTCGCAGTTGGGGCAGGTTTGCATCAGTGCACGGAGCTGAAGTGCACGACCAGGATGAGCACGGCGGTCAGAAGTGTCAGGCCGCCGAACACGCGGCGGGTCGTGGCGTCGAGGACCAGGTTGGCCACGCCGGCGAAGATGAGGCCGAGGACGAGCAACAGCAGCAGGATGTCCATCACGGTGTCCCTTCAAGTGCCGGCGTGGGCGGGTTGAGGCGGAGGTGACGCAGGATCCGCTGCCGTTGTTCGCATGCGTAGAAGAACGACCGCCGGTCCCCGCTGTCCAGCGCCCGGTCTATGCGGGTGTTGATGACACGAAGCTGGGTGTGGCGGTAGTCGCTCATGACCTCCACCATCCGAAGAGGAAATGCCCGAATAGGTAGGTGCAGAACGCGCCGAACAGGGGGCCCAGGATGGTCCTGCGGCGCGCGGCGGGTTCGATACCCAACCACCTGCGCATCGTGGCGGTGAGTGTCCCTGAGGGCTTCTCAGCGACTCGTTGCCGTAGGGCGGGGGCCTCCAGTGCGAAGAACGTGGCGAGGACGCCGATCAGCCACGCAGCCCAACGCGTGGTCGGGCGTGGTGCGGGCGGCTCTGTCGGAGTCTGCATTCACGACCACCTCCAGGTGGTGAAAGCCCCCGAGGATAGTCAGGCTCCGCGAGTGTCGTGTCGGCGTCCGGTGAAGCACTCGCGCTTGCCCCGGATCCAGCCGATCAGCGGCTCAACGTGGCAGCATCAGGGACCGGGCTGTGAGTTGCTGGACAGCGCTTTCCAGCGCCTCAACGCGGAGCTGTAACTCCAGCACCGACGGCGGCTCGGACAGCGGCTGGAACGCCTGCCTGCGGGCCCGCTTCAGCACCTTGATCAGGTGATCGATCGACTTCCCGTCGGTGAACTCCACCTGGGTGATCTTGTCGACCTCGTCGGTGTGCCCAGCGGCGACAGCCACAGTGGCGGGTATGTCCTCGTACTGCTTGTCCCAGATCACCCTGACACGGGTAGTGGCATCACGGTGCTCGCTGGCAGGCCAGACGTTCTCGATCGGCATGTTGTTTCTCCTTCTCGGATAGGCCTTCGCGGCCTGCTGGGTACTGCATCCCCAGCTTCTCGCTGGGGGTTTGTGTTCGGGGTACGGCCGGCGTCTCCCCGACGACTGGCCGTACCCCGAACGCCTCGCCACAACGACGAGGTGCTTGGGGGCTAGAAGATCGTGGCCCGAAAACGGGACTGGTTGTGGTCTTCCACGATGCGAGCCGCGATCTCGGCGGTCACCGCGGTACCAACCCGCACATCCTCGGCCACGACACCGTTGGGGTGGATCGCGTAGATGCGGATGCCGTCCCGGTCCCCAACTCGCCACGCGGCGGCGAGGATCTCGTCGGGGGTCACGCCGCCTCCACGGCCTGCTTCTCCGCCGCTGCGAGGGCGACGTGCCACTTCAGGTCGTCCACTGACTCGCGGGTCACCATCCCGCCAGTGCCCTTGAGGTGCCCGGCGCGGAGGAAGTCCCACACCATCCGGTCAGACACGCGCAGCTCGCGGGCCGCTTTCCACGCCGGCAGCATGTCGTCCATCGTGACCCCCATAAACCTCAAGCATGGTGAAGCTTTGTGCCCCGGCGTGGTGTTTCATGAGGCTCCTGCGAGTCGCCCGTCCTGAGATCTCCTCAGGCACCATGCCAGCCGCCGGGGGTCCCGATCGACCGTGCCCGTGTGACAGGCGGGCTGGGATCGGGTGAGGGCCGCTACCTCGACCGGGGGTGCGTATGCCCCGGGAGAACGACCCCGCTAATGGGAAGGGGGTGCGTCACTATTCCGCAGTGAACACACCCCGTGAATCGCTGGCCTACCCTGACGTATCGGTCAGATCAGTCCGCAGCACCAGGGGAAGGAGTCGAACCCTCTTCACCGACTTTGGAGGTCGGATGGCCGCCTTGGCTCCCTGATCTGTTGTCCGCGTCGCGCCCTCTCACCCGGGTTGCGGACTTAGATCCCCGGCCCAAACAGAGCGCCTACCCCTGCAATCACGTTGCCCGAGCTCCCAGGGGACTATCGGGTCGCTTCCGGCTGGCGTGCACACCAGGACCGGGAAGAATGAGGAGACAGTTGTGCTCCTGTAATCCAAGATTCAACCAGATCATGCGGCCGCTTGCAAACCGCTACGCGCGGCGGCGACCTTCAAAACCTCATCCACCTTGTGCAGCGGCTCGTCATTGCGGTTATGGCCGCACGTGTCAATCACTCCCCGCCTCGCCCAGGTGCGCACAGTCTTGACGTTCACCATGTGGCCGAAGAACCGTCTTGACGCTTCCGCAATCTCTGCTGCCGTGGCGAGTGAGTCACGCACCTTGGCCTGGAGATCCGTCCAGCGCTCGAGCGCATCGTGTCTGGTGCCGCATTCCCTGCAGCACACCCAGGGCTTGTCCTGAACCCCGTGAAGGTCAGCCGTGCACCGTTTGCCTTCAATGATGTTCCCGCACTTGCCGAGGAACACCCGGTCCGGTCCAGTGTCGATGACTTGTTCCGCCTTGACCGCGATACTCGTCAGTTCGTCCAGCATCTCCCCCGCCGCCGGGTGGGCGGCCAGCAGGTTGGGGAACCCGGACATCCACTGAGCTGCACCAACCGTGGTTGTGGCAGTCAAAGTGAGGTGCGGATTGAGTGTGGCCAGGTCCCGCGCCCACGTGGCGATGGTGTTGTCCACCTCCCACGCCGCGTCCGAGGCTGCCTGGTGGAACATGAGGGCCGTTTCTGGGGCCTTCTGGCGGATCTCCGAACCCCGCGACAGCACATGCTGGCGGGTGAGCGTGATCTGCAGTTCCTCCACCAATCCGGGGGTGCGTTCCGTGACGGTGTGTTCGGCGCCGGCCCCGTCGGTCCATGTGCGAACACGGTCCGGTCCGTGAATGAATTTGTGGAGTGTCGTAGTGAGGTCGTGCGTGCACTTCGCGCACAGCATGTCCTGGGTAGGTCGGCCACAAGAGGCAACGGTGCAGGTGTGAATCACGATCTTCCTCCGCCACGTCAGGTACGATGTGAGACGAGGAGTGGTGGAGTGCGGGGACTCGGAAAGCCCTTGGGTGTCGCGGCCCGAGGGCTTTCTTCTTTTCAGGTGATCTCAACGGAGCGTAACCGATAAGGCCGATGGTTTGTTGAAACATCAACCTGCGCCACGCCTGAAGCTCCGGCCGGCTTGAGTAGCCGTCGGGGAGCAACTCAGGGTTGGTGGTGGACCTCAGTGTTAGTGGAGGTCTACTCGCGGCGCCCGCTGCGTCGGATGGGAGGCGAGCTCAGGGCTGGTCACGCCGCCCTTCTCGAGCCGGCGGCACGTTCGCGAGCCGATCGAGTTGCCTGTAGGTAGATCGCCTCGGACCACCACGAAGGTGGCGTCACCTCGGGGCTGCGGTCCTCTACCTGGTTGTAGACGTGCATCGGGAGGTCGGTGGGCTCGCTGTAGCCGATCAGGGGCTTGGCGTGGGTGGCGTGCCAGGCGCTCTGGCATTCGGGCCGGCAAAAATCGTCCGACACGCTCCCGGCCAGGGGGCCGCCGCAGTGCTGGCACCCGGTGGCCTGGTCGATCCGGTCGATGATGTCGCTCACGATCACGCGCCCTCCCTGCCTTCCATCAGAGCCGTTTCCGGGTAGGCGTCCATGCACATCTCAGGGCGGGTGAATCCGCAGTCGAAGCACTCGCGCAGCATCCACTCCGGATGGCCCGGGGCGAACATGACCGTGGTCCCCGATAGGTGCGTGGTGCCTGCCTCCATGTATCTGCTGTCCAGCTCGCCTGCGCACTTGGGGCAGTGGCTGTGGCCGCTGTACGGCTGGTACGGCAACTCGTGGTTGTCGGTCGTCATGCTGCCCTCCTGGTGCCGGCCCACACCCCCGGCGGGGGCACGCTGTCCCCAGCGGGAGTGGTGTGGACAGTGGGGATGGGGGTGGAGCGGGCGGCGTGCCACGCCTCTTGGTGTTCCCGGGTGCAGAAGTCGAGGGACTTACTGTCCGCGGGGAGGGTCGACGCTCAGGGTGCCCGGCTTCGGCTCCGCCTGGTTGATTCGGTCTTTGCGCTCGCCGTGGAGGACCGCGATGTTCGTCGGCGTCTTCGCCGGACCGCGCTTCCCCATCAGCGGCCGCCCTTGTCGGTCACGTCCACGCAGAACGGCGGGACGCCGCCGTAGAACGACACCCAGACGTGGCCGCCGTCGGCGAGCTTCTCCAGGTCCCCCGGCTCGAGCATGCAGCGGGCGGAGTACCGGACTCCGCCGATCGACGGCGGGACGTCAGCGAGCAGTTCGACCGGCGCGATGTCCGGGTCGGTCAGGTCACCGTTCGGGGCGGACAGCACGATGCGCTTGGCGCCCGGCCAGATCGCGTCGTCGGGGATCGGGGCCGGGCGCATCAGGGATGCACCTCGTCGTCGTCCTGGAACGCGGCCGCGTTCATGACCGCTTGGGCCAGGTCCAGCGTGTACTGGATCGGCTTCCCGAGCAGCGACCGCGACCCCACGCAAAGCTCGATGCCGGCGCGCAGGATGTCCCGCACCGGGCCGCGGAGGTCCAGGGGCTGGATCACGTCGAGGTGGGCCAGGGCGCCGGACATCAGCATGGATGCGCTGCGGGGGCTGTCCACGATCGACGGGTGGCCCTTCGGTTCGGGGTCGCCTTCGTCCCACTCGCGTGCGGTCATCTCGGCTCTCCTGTTCGGTTCGTTCAGCGGGTCGTAGTTGTCGATCGCTTCACGCCAGTCGCTCATTTGTTGTGTCCGTCGGGTCGGGACATGCGCCCATGGCTCGGGCTCGGCTTTTTGATGCGCAATTTATGGAGCGAGTCGAACAGTTCCTTGTTCCACCGGGCGTCACCGAGTGCGTTGTGCTCGTCGCGCTGCGCAGGCTGCTCCGGCCGGCCGGCGTTCTCCCACGCCTGCATCAACTCGTGCGTGAACATCGGAACCCCGTCAGGCAGGTCCATCATGGTGCCCCACAACTGGCACAGGGCGACGTGATCGTAGGCGCCGTAGTAGGCCCACAACTCGCGGTCGTGGTTGGACTCGTCGTCGGCCAGGAGGAAGCCCCGCACCTGGTCCACGATCGCCCTCAGCCGCTTGAACGCCGGGTGCTGCCAGTCCAGCAGCCCCAACGGCCCGCGTCCGGCGTGGTTGCGGGCGTCCCCGTGCAGGGTCGGCAGGGTGGGGACGACGTTGTTGACGAGCCAGTCGTGCCGCTTGATCCGCTTCCACGGTGCATCCCGGTTCACGGCGTAGTACTCGCGCCCGTCCTCCGCCACGATCCCGATAGAGATCAGCTCGATCGTCGATCCGTCCTCGATGAACTCTGTGTCGTAGAAGTACCTCATGCCGCTTGCCCCTTCTCTGTGTCTGCCCACTCGCTGATCCCCAGCGCCTCCAACAGCAGCAACCGGTCGGCGGTGTCCTTCGCGTGCCGGGTCACGTACCGGGCGGCTGCCGTAGCCGTGTCGGCGTCCGGTTCGTTACCGAAACCCACCGTCGCAATCACACGCTGGTGGACGCGGGTGTCGGAGAAGTCCTCGCCCGCCCTCACCGGGTCTCCTCGTTTGACTCTGGTTCGTCGGCTTCCTCGACATCACGAAGAGCGAGACCAGACAGAGCTGGACGAGCTTTGCGACGCCCCAGGATCAGAGACCCGAGACGAGGAACGGTGACCTCCCACCACGGCCACGGAGTCTCGTGCCCACCGCTCCAGTAACTGAACCGAGCGGCTCGGTAGCGCTGGAGGTCGAGGCGGTAGTGGCCGATCGCGGCCACCGGTCGATGTCTGGCCGCGTTGCTCATGGGGTGGCCTCCAGTTCCTCCAGGATCGGGCAGGGCGGCTTCATTGGGCGCCCGCATGCACGGCACCACTCGTGGGTCAGGCCGCACGGGGCGGGGCAGGCCTCGTCGTCGTGGTCCCAGTCGCCGTAGTGCTGGCACGGCGGGGCAAGCAGGGCATCCGCGAACTTCGCCGGGTCGGTGTTCCCGAGCAGTGCGCCAACTTCGAAGATCACTTTCCACCGCGGGTCAGTCACCAGACACCTCCGAAGTCGCATTCGGCTGGCCACCCACCAGGGCAGCACCGGACAGGGCGCCGAGGACACCGCACGGGCCTCGTGATCCGTCGGCGTGCCGGTGGAGGTAGACGGTCTGGGAGCAGCAGTACGAGCCCGGTCCGCCGCAGCCCCGCTTGCCGTTGCAGCACATGCCGCCCTCGGTCTTGTGCTTCGGCTTCGAGTCCTCCGCCTTCGGCTCCTCCAGGGCAGCACGGACGAACCGGATGGTGTCGCGTTCGTTCGCGTACACCAGGTCCGAGGCCAGCGCGCGCGTGCGGGTTTCGAGGTGCGCGAGGACCGCGTCGATGCGGGCCCGTAGCTCCATTGCCTCGTCCCTACGGCGTCCCTTGACCGCGACAGCAGTGCGTACGATCTCGACGATCTCGGCAGACGTGGCGTCGCCAGGGGCACGTCCGAGGACATCGGCGATCTCGTCGAGGCGGGCCTGCCGCTCATCCCGCTCGGCGGTGAGGTCGTCGACCTGCCGTTTCCACAAGACAACGTCGTGCTTGTACTGGTCGGCCCACCACTTCGCCTCGGCGTACAGCCACAGCGCGAGATACAGCTCGGATTCCAGCTTCGTGGTGTAGGGCAGCACGGTCTCCTGGTGCTCTCGCTCCCAGTACTCCGCCTGGCCCTGCCAGAACTTCGCGGACTGCTGCGCCTCGTCCCGCTCGGCAATCAGGCGGTCGATGACGCTCTTGCCGTCCTGAATCTCGCGGTAGAGCGTGGCGCCGTGTCGTCGCGCGGCGACCAGCTTCCGGGCCATCCCCCGCAACAGCAACGACAGGGCATCCCGCTCGGCCACAACGTCGGTGAGGAACTGCTGTCGGTCGGCAAGCTCGCCGCATGCCTCCTCGGCGCTGCTCTCGGCTGCGTCCCGCTGCGCTTCGATCCGGTACCACCGCTGAAGCGCATCTCGCACCGCGGGGATGATGTTGTCGCCGCCTCCGATGCCGAGCAGTTCCTCCAGTTCGGTGGTCTGCGCGGGGCCGGCGAGCAACCTGCTGGCCTCATCTTCTTCACGCTGCATCGCGGTATGCCTTCCTGCGATCCCTGGAGCGGCCCTTCGTGACCATGTCCTGCATGTTTTCCTGGTGGGTCCCGAGGAACAGGTGCGCAGGGTTCACGCACGGCGGGTTGTCGCAGCGGTGACAGACGAACAGGCCGTCAGCGATCGGCCCGTTGGCCAGCTCCCACGAGTACCGGTGGGCGCGAAGCGGCTTCTTGCCCACGTAGAACCTGCCGTACCCGTTCTCGCACAGCGCCTTCGCGGTCCAAACCCAGCACTCGCCCGACTTGTCGACCTTCGACCAGAAGCGTCCAACCTCGGTGTCCCATGGCCGGTCGAACTGCCCGTTCTCCGCCTTTCGGAGACGGTGCTTCGAACAGATCGGACCGCGGATCTCCCGCATGTTCGAGCAGCCCTCGACCTTGCAGTCCGGACGTCCATGTCGGGTGGTCGGCTCAGCCACGGCCAGCTCGTCACTCGCCATCGTGGGACACCTCGCCGCGAAGCTGAGCGACCCGGTCGCGGAGGATGCCACTGCAGCACAGCCCGTCCGCCTGCGCCTCCAGTTCCTCGATGACTGCTTCGAGGGTGGAGCACGGCCACGCTTCCTCGCACCACTGGCAAACCAGCGACGCCGCGGCCCACGTTGGCTGGTGCTCCCCGACACCCTCGATCGCGGCGAAGTGTTCGTTGTCGACGGTGCGCAGGATGACTGCTCGTTCGTCGCTCACGGGTTCTGCCCTTCGGTGGGTTCGGGGATGGCGCGGGCCGAGGTGGCCCGGTCGACTGCGGCCTGCCACTCCTCTGGGGTCATGACGGGCAGCTCGACGTACGTCCCGCCGATCACCTTCCACGGCTCGTCGGGCGGCATGATCACGCCGCCGCCGCAGTTCAGCAGATACGTTCCGGCGGGCACCGAGTCTCCCCGGAAGAACACCCGGGGCGCGGACGGGGCGCTGTCGGCGGTGAGGTCACGGATTCGGCGAAGGGCCTCAACCAGGTCGCTGAACTCGCTACGGCGCGCGTTGTCGACTCCGTCGAGCACGGCGCGAATTTCGGTGATGCGGTTGTCCTCGGTCACGAGGTCACCTCACGGAGGTCGTTGAGGGCCTGCTTCCAGTTGGCGAAGCGGATCCCTCGGTCGTCGATGTAGGCCACGGCCGGAAGCTTGCGGTTGGTGACGAAGATCTTCGTCTGGTCGTCCCAGAAGGTGCGCTGCTTGCGGATGCGGGTGCTGTCGCCGACGACCGTCCAGCGGTCCTCCTCGGGCCAGTCGGTCAGGCGCCAGGTGGTCTCCGCGCGCGGGCGCTCGTGCTCTGTGACGCACTCGATGCGGCCCTCGCCTTGACGGACGAGCCACTCGGCGACGGCGAATGCAGGGCGGGTCGTGTGGACGAAGACGGCGTAGTCGGCCTGCAGCGCGGCGAGCGCTTCGATCGTGCCGGGCACAGGCGGGTCGTAGATCGTGCCATCGAACCAGCCACGGCTGTACAGGTGAATCACGCCGTCGAAGTCAACGGCCACGGTGCGCGTCACGAGGTCACCTCGATCCACGGGCCAGCCTTGCGACGGCTGACCAAGACCCAGTCCTCACCCTCGGGATCGGCGACCACTGAGCGGGCTGCTTCCTCGGCGCACTGCCGCACGTAGAACTCCGGATCGGTGGCCCGCCTGAAACCCCACTCGGTCTCGCTGTCGGGCTTCACGGCGGTGACCGCCTCGTAGATGGCGGTGAAGATGTCCGGCTCGCAGGGGCGGAACTCGCCCGCCTCCTGGATCAGCCACCATCCCTGCCGCATGCGCATCGTCCCCCCCGAGGTGTCCACCTCCAGGCGTTCCGGATCGCCGACGTAGCGGGCCCGCGCGCCCTCGCTGCGGGCCCAGTTGACGATGGGGCGGGCGCTCTCCGGGCCGCCCGCCCACCGCATGGCCTGGACCTCGATGGACCCCGCGCGGTAGGTGCGCGCCGAGCGGTGGCGCGCCGCGATCGGCCCGACGTGGAGCGGGGCGCGGAGTTCGGTCTTGTCGGCGCTCACGCACGGCTTGTCGGGGTCCAGCCCGGCGGGTGCCCCGATCCAGTGAAATGGCTGGTGGCAGTCGGTGCAGCGGACGGTGATGTCGGCGACGTAGCCGTCGGCGGGCCCGTCTTCGGTTTCACCGATCCGGTTGACGGCGATGCTGGCGGCAAAGTTCTTGTGCGGGCAGGGAAGGTCAGCCATGGTGGTTCTCCTGTCGGGTGGCGGTGGTGACGCGTCAGCTTCGGCCGATGCCTGGAGTTCTTCTGCTGGGGTTTCAGACATGACGCCCCTTCCCGAACATGCGGCACACGGTGCACATCACCAACACCCCGCCACCAACGGCAAGCAGGATGAACCACGCGTCGACCTGTGTGGAAAGGCCAACCCCAACGACCAGAGCGCAGAACCCGACCAGATAGGCCATGACCGTCGCACCCAGATCAGACATCGTCAGCCTCCCCACCGAAAGAGGCACGGAGGTGAGCGATCATCGCGTGAGCATCCGCCCAGAGGCCCGGGTTCGACAGCGCGAACGAGCGGATAGCGGACTCGGCTCGTTCGACCGCCTCAGACTCCCAACCCTCAGGGCGGATGACGTTGCACTGCTGTGTGATGGTCGAGCCGTCGATCCCCCTGCCTCGACGGCTGGTGTTCCCGTAACACGGGTGCAGCTCGAAGAGCACAACGTAGAGCCAAAGCGCGAGTGATCCGGCGTCGCCCTTGGCCATCTCGTTGATTGGTTCGGTAGAATTCATGGTGCCGCCCTCCTTGGCGGTAAGGCCCCGTTCGACGTTCGTGATGGTCCGTCGGACGGGGCCGACTATTTCCACATTCTATCACCCGGGTCCGACGGTTTTGGCTGTTCATGGCGGCGCCATGGTGGACCGTCCCCGCTTGGTTGTGGCTCAACCACACCGGATCCCGGTACGTCACCAGCCCACGGCCAGTGGGTAGACCTGCACCTTGCTGCAACTTTTTTCGGCCATCTTCCACTGCAGGTCAACGGCAGTTTTATACACAAAATTGTGTATAGGGATTCGCTAGTGGACAGTGGACCAAAATGGCCCACCCTGCTTTCATTGACGCATGGCGAGCGACGACCCCCCCGCATTGAGTGACCGCGCCCAAAAACTCCTAGATCAACTGAAGGGGCTGGCCACAGCACGAACCCAAGCGGGACCCATCGTCGTCGAACTCGCCACTCATGAGGGCATGTCCACCCGGGCCATCGCCAGAGAAGCGGGCATCCCCCGCAGCAACATCCGCCGATGGGCGCGAGAAGCCCGCGACACCCAGGAGCAGCAGTGAACGCCGACAACCGAGCAGGCGAAGCCCTACGCGCTCACCGCTTCTTTACGAGAGAGGCGATTCGCAGCGCCTTCGCCAGCCTCGCCTACTTCGCCATCGGATCCATCGGCCTTGCCATGGCACTGACAACGCTGAACGACAGTCGATCGGACGCCGACCTGTGGGTTGCCATCTCTTGGACACTGCTCGCCCTCAGCGTGTTCACGCTGGGCTCCGCACTTCGTGAATGCCTCGACGCCGTCGGAGCATTTCTTGATGGTCGCCACGCCATGAAGTACGCGAAGACCGGTGCAGACAAGGAGCAGAGCCGATGAACGACGACAACCCCCGCCCCTACCTCGTCGCCGCCCTCCTCGCGCTCTGCGGAACAGCCGCCACGACCCTCCTGGCCACCCAAGTCGAGGGTCTGCTGGTGAAGGGTGTCCTTCTCGTCGCCGCCGGGTTCGTGCTCTGCCTCGCCAGCCTCGCCGCCCTCAGCGCCTACGCCATCTGGTCCGAGATCCACGGCAGACACACCCGCGCCCGCCGAGCCGAAGACAAGCTTCGACAGTCGGAAAGGCAGCCAGCCCGGTGAAGACACCCAGGGCCTCCGCCACGCGCAGGCACCGCCGCCGCCTCGAACGCATCGAGGAGAGGCGTGTCCTACGCGCCGACAGCGACGAGGCCCGCACCGCCAAACGGGACGCTCGCAGGACGTCACGGCGCGAACTGCTGTCCGGACTCGCCCGTCGACGTGCCCTGGCCGCCACCGTCACCGCCATCATCCTGTCCGTCGCGGTCGCCGTCCCCGCGCAGATGCAGTGGTTCCTGCACCAGCTCACCGGAGGCCAATGGACGTTCCCTGAAGCGCTTGTGGCTATCGTCGCCACACTCCTCATCGAGGGCCTCTGCTGGTTGGGTGCGTTCCTCTACGCCGACTCCGTCAACGGCACCCCCGTGCGCCTCTACCGCACCGTGACGTTCGTGTTCGCCGCCCTCGCCGCCGCAATCAACTACGCCCACGGCTCCAGCACCGACGTGAAGGTGGGTGTCGTCTACGCGTTGGCCTCGTTGATGGGTGTCGGGGCGTGGGAGCTGTACATGCACCGCACCAGCCACGTGAAGTCCGGCATGACGGCCGACGAGATCAAGCTGTGGGCGCTGCGGTGGCGACGCCACTTCAAGGTGATGCGCGAGTGCGGCCGTATCCGGGCGACGTTCGGTACAGCGGTGCCGCTGGAAACGGCATGGCAGATGGCCTACGTCCGTCGCCACGGAAACCCGACCATCCCGGTCGCCGTCACCGATGACGTACTCGGCCGGATCTTCACCCCCACCACCGAGCACCTGGCAGTGCCCGACGACCCCGGCGAGGACGAGTCCGTGTCGAAGGAAGCCGAACTAGCTGGGGAAGCTGCCAGCGGGGCAGCTGTGGCCACGGTCGACGTGATCGAACTTCCGGTCGGGTGGGACTCCATCAACACGGTGGAGAAGGTGTTGGAGCGGTTCTGGCCGGAAGCGCAGACGTGTGCCGCCGCCGATGGTGAACCTCCTACTGTCCCTGAGCGAGTCGAACACGCAAAGCCTCAGCCGAAGCGGAACAGCACGAGCCGTGCAACCACGACAGGGAAACGCACCTCCATGCCCAAATCGCTGAAGGAACAGGGCCGTGCGTGGTTCATGGCTCAAGTCGCCAACGGGCGCCCGGCCGACAGCATCAAAGGCGCCGAAGTCGACCGGGCAATCGGTGCGGCCGCGGGCTACTGCAAGAAGCACGTCAAGACATGGTGCACCGAAGCCACCAACCCAGGGAGACCATAGACATGATCCGCAACCTGTTGACACTGCGAGGGTTCGTGTCCGCAGTCCTCGTCGTCGGCCTCATCAGCTACATCGTCACCCAACCCGTCACCGCCGGGGACCAGGCCGCGGACCTGGCCAACACCATCATCGGATGGGGCAAGGACTGCATCACTGCCATCGCCACATTCGTCCGCAGCATTGCCAAGTAGGAAAGGAATTCACGTCATGATCCCGAAACTCGACACCGCCACCGAGGCAGTGAACTACTGGGCTGAACACGCCGCCGACTGGGACGAGCTCGCCAACCACCTCGAGAACGTGCTCCCCCGCGACAGTGCGGGGGACCTCCCGTTCGGGGAGGAAACCATGGAAGCGCTGCGGGAGAAGCTGGAAGAGGTCGCCCTCGCCGCCGCCACTGCGCTCGGATACTACTCGAAAAACGTGTGGGTGGAGACGAAAACCGCACGGCACCTGGTGCCCCATGGGCAGCCGACCTACCCGGCCAGAAACGGCTACCCGCAGCGCTACTGACCACACCAAACCCAGCGACTGATCGAGAGGGGAGGCAGTGATGCCCGACAACGACGACACGGCCACCGAAGACCGCAAGACCGCGCGGGCCGCTGTTACTGCTGCCGCCCCCACTGCGGTGGTGATGGCCGAGACCCTCGGCGGAGCGTTCGGTCCTGTCGGGTTGGCAGTCGCTACCGGGGTGACCGCAGCCAGCGCTGGGGGTGTAATGGCGCTGCGTCGGTTCGCTCCCAGCGTGGCGGCGCGCGTCGGGTTGAACCGATCCAGTCGTCCACGCCTCGGCGCTGGCGGTGGACATCGCCCAACAGGCAGCAGGGTCGGTAGCCGCGGCGGCGGTTCCCGCAGCGGAGGCGGAGGGCTGCTCGGCAAGGGTGCCCGCCGGGGATCAAGCGGCGGCAGCAGGTCCGGTGCTCTACTAGGCCGCGGCCGCAGCGCAGGCGGAGGTAAGGGACTCCTCGGGAACGGCCGCAGCGCAGACTCCCGGCCAGGTGCGGGTTCAGCGGGTCGACGGGGACTGCTCGGCAAGTCCCGTTCCGGTGGCGCGTCCCGCACCGGTGGAGCACCCACGGGGAAAAAGTCGGGGCGTGGTTCTGGCCTGTTGAAGTCCGGCCGTGGTCGCGGCACGGGTTCGCCGCTGGGTGGCCGGGGCACAACGAAAGGGCGGTCCAGTGGTGCGGCTGGGTCGGGACGTCGACGATTGGGCGCCGGCAGGACCACGGGGGGCCGGGGAGCCGGGCGACTTGGGTCGACGTTCGGCAAGGGCCGCGGCAGCGGGGCGTCTCGGGGACGCTCCACCGGGTCGGGAAGCCGCACTCGGGGACGCGGCTGGGGGAAGTTGTTCGGCGGTGGAACGGGCCACCGCAGCAGTGGCCGGTCCGATGGGGGCTTGTTCCGTGGCAAGTCGCAACGCAGTGGCGCTGGCGGCCGGAAGCTATCCGCGCTGACCCGCATCAGCCGCAAGGCAAGGGAGCGTGCCCGAGACGCCCGCCGGAACCGCGGCACCAGAAAAGACACGCGGGCAGCGACGAAGGAAGGGCTGGAAGCCGCCGACGCGTCCCGCCGCACGCCACCTGTACGGGAACGGTTGAAACCGAGACCGGACCGGGTTGGTCCATCACCAGAACCCCCCGCTGCACGCCGCAACGGGGCAACCACGGGGACACCGAAAGGAACACCGAACATGGCCGATCCGTTCGAGCCGGTCAACGAAGCGATGGCCAGCATCAAGAACAAGGACTACGAGAACGCCACGTCCGTCATGGACTTCGTGGCGGGGGCGTCGAACCACGCCGAGCAGCACGCGGCGATCTGGCAGTCGGCGGCGGAGAAGATCCCCGAATCAGTGCGGGTGGACCCAGCGTTCGGGGCTGCATTGCAGTCTCTCGGTGCGGCGGAGAAACGCATCGCGGACGAAGTCGGGGAGACCGGGCAGATCTGGCACCGCAAGCACGAGGACGAGATCGAGAAGCTTGCCCGGCAGTCCCCGCTCGACAAGGCGTGGGACGTCGGCCAGAACCCGCTCGGCTAACCAGCCGGCCGCCCCGCACCCCGGTTGGGGTGCGGGGCGGAATCATTCCGAGGAGAGCAGCAGTGACAACCCCCCTGAAGTCCCGGCCGCCGGGTCCACCCAGATCTGGTGGCGCGAGTCCGCCCCGTCGCGTGCAACCGACAACATCGACCACTCCTGCCATTCCTGGGGTGAAGCGATCCGTCGGCGATGCGGCACGCGAGTGGGATCCGGACGCGCGGTGGCTGCACCCGTTCGCCGCAGTCCTGTGGTTGTACGCCGTCCTCGGGTTGGCGCACTGGACCCACCTCAACATGTGGCTGATGATCCTCCCCGGCACGGCCACCACCGTCGCCGCCGTGCTCACGGTGCGGAAGTTCTACAACGAGATTGAATACGGGGCGCAGCACACCAAGGAAGCGACCTGGTTTATGTGGGGCGCGGGGCTGGTCACGACCGCATGGATGGTGTACGCGGCATCCCGCCCGCCGGAGTCGCGGTGGCTGCTGGTACACATCAACGCCCTCGGTTTGCTTGTGGTTGGCGGTGCGGCGTTGGGCGCGTTCTACGGGATGATCACCACCAAGGCTCCTGGCCGGAAGGCTGATATCAGCGAGGCGAAGGCTGAGGACCTGGCACTGCATTCGGCGTCGCAACTCGCCGCCTACCAGGAGAAGATCGCATCCGAATACGCCCCGCTCATGGACCGCGGCGGGGTGCCAGGGATGAAGGTCATCGACAAGAAGGAAACCGACGCTGGGTTCCGGTTGACGATCCTCGACAACCCCGACACGCCGTACAAGTTCGGGAAGCTGCAGGACGCGTGCGGTTCGATCGCATCGATTCTCGCCCACGAATACGCGTTGCAGGGGATCGCGCTCGCCGCGCACCATGTCCGGGCCGAAGAGTCCGGTGCGGCACACATGTTTTACCTGCACGTATCCACCAAGAACGTGTTCGGGCAGGACTTGCCCTACCGGTTTGACCAGCCAATTTCGTCGTTCCTGAAACCCATCGTGCCCGGAGTGTACGAGGACGGGAAACCCGTCGAATTGACCTTGTACGGGAAAACCGTGGTGCACGTCGCCACCACCGGCGGCGGGAAGACGGTGTGGGCGAACAACATCATCGCCGGCGTGGGGCGCACCAACAACGCGGTGCCGTGGTTCGGGGCGACATCGAAACTCACCCCCCTGTCGATCCCCTGGTTGGCACCGTGGCTGCTCGGACACACCGACGAACCCGTGGTGGACGCCATCGCCGGGCAGAACGCGCAACGCGTCACCGACCTGCTGGCCGAGTTCTACCACGTGGTGTGCATCCACAACGAGCAGATCGGCGCCACTGGGCAACGCATCGCCACCCCCGACGATCCGTCGGTGATGTTCTTCCTGGAGGAAGCCTCCGCGCTGCTGGAGGACTACTCATCGATCAAGTCAAGGACGTTCGACGGGCATGACTGGAACGCATCCCAGATCATCAACGCCTGCGCGCGGGAACTCCGCGCCGCAGGTGACGGGCTGTACCTGCTGACCCAGTTCGGTCTGATGGACGCACTCGGCACCCACGGCAGCAAGGTGAAACGCAACATCACGGTCCGCATCGCCGGGCGCACCGAGACCGCTTTCGACGGCACCTCAACCCTCGTCCGCATGGACCACGTCGACACCACCCAGCTATCCAACAACGAGCAGTTGGTGCAGCCGTCGGTGGAAACCCCCCGCGCAATTCCCGCGAAAGCGTTCCACCTCGACGGGGACGAGTTGATCGCACCGGTCGCGACCCGCAACACACGCAACAAGCCGCGGCTCCCTGAGTACGTGACCAGCCAACTGGGGGACGCCTACCACCGGCGGTGGTCCCCGGAGTACCTCCCCGAACTTGCGCGGGCCGCGCACGTCACCTACGGAGTCACCTGGCCGGCTCCCCCCTCGCTTCCCCCCGGGGAATCTGTCACCGTAGAAGTGGCTGGGACCGTCCCCGAGCAACCGCAGCGCGGGGACACCGGGGACACGGGACAGGTGAGACTGACGGCTGAGGAACTGCTGGACCAGGGAGCGGCGCAGATGGCGCACGCCCGGGACCAGATCCGCAAGTACGGGACACTCGGGGAAACCATGACCGCGGTGTTCGGGAAAATCCGCGCCGAAAACGCACCCGACTTTGTCCCCTGTCCCCTCCTTGCGCGGGTCATTGAACGGGACGACGCGGAGGGACTCCAGCGGGAACTGTCGTCCCCGCCGTGGGGACTGAGCACGGTCGAGTTTGAGGGACAGCAGGGGTGGTGGAAGCGGGACATTCTGGCCGCGATCCGCACCTACCTTGGTGCCCCCGCATCTCCCCAACCGTCCCCCTCGGAGGACACGGTGCGGCTCCTCGACGCGCTCGCCAAATCCCCCCAGATCCCGGAGGACGGGGAGTACCTGAAGTCTGCGATCGTGCTCCGTGTCGCCGCCGACGAACTCGACTGGCCGGCGAACACGGACGGTTCCAGGCGGGTCGCAGCCGCGCTGCGGGACATCCAGATCGAGGCGGAACGCCCCAGCGGGGGAGACCGAAGCATGTCCTACCGACTCGGGGAGCTTCGGGTAGCGATGGCCCGGTGGGCGTCCTAACCACCTCGTCAGGATCCATCCTGCCGTGGATCCTGACGAGGTCCTGTCCGCCACGATCCCGACAGGATGCCCGTCACGATCCACGGCAGGATCGTTGGCCTGCGGGAACAGTGGTTTCGGCAGGATGATCGGGTGGTCCTGACCGTCAGGACCACCCGGCGGTGGGTGGAGATGTTTCCGCATGTCGCCGTCGCGACAGCGTCTCTTGTCGGGGTCGTCAGGATGTGGCGATTCGGGCGTATCGGGACGCACGCTAGGGGCTAGCTGGTGGCTGCTTGGGCGCCGCGTTCCCCCCACTCGCTGGGCACCAGCACGAGCGCGGTCTTCTTCCATCGGGTGATGTGCACGTGGCCTTTGTCCATGGCGTAGAGCTGCACCTCGCGCCACGACGATCGGGCTGTTTGTGAGTCGACTCGGATGGCGGGAGCTGTGACGTCGTCGAGGGTGACGCTGGGCGTGGTGGTGCCTTTCCGTTCTGGGGTGGCGATGTTTTGGGGTTCGCCGCGGCGGTCATCGAGCGCCTCCGCATAGGCGCGGTAGATGGCGGGCGGGAGCGCCTGCATGGCTGGCTTGTGCCGGTAGGTGATGGCGATGGTGTGGCCGTGGCGCTCTACATCGTCGAGGAACTGTGTCCAGTGTCGGCGTATGTCGAGAGCGCTGCGGGTCTGCATGCGCCGATCATAGAGGGTCTGCCAAGTGTGCTCACTTTGGGTCTTGTGGCTAGTCTGCCAAGTGTGCTAACTTTGATGTATTCCACCAGCAAGGAGAAACCGATGACCGACCTGATCCCGGAGCCCCAGGTGCGGCCCACCACCTACTCGGTGTCCTGCATCCCTGAGGACGACATCAACGCCCGTCACTTCACGCTGAAGGTCGAGTACCGAGGCTTCGGCTTGTGGGCGGTGACGGACCACGGCAGTTTCCTCGGCCGTGACGGCACCTGGTCCGAGGGCTACAGCTGGCGCGACGGCAACGAGGAGCCGACGACAGACGAGGACTTCCGCGAGGAGAGCGAAGGACAAGAAGCGTGGCGGGCCGCGTATCGGCACGACCTGGACACCGCGCTGCGGCTGGCGAAGGAAGCAGCCCCGAACATGACGGTCAACGGTCATACCGTGGCTGACGCACTAGCGCGGAGGACGCGCAGCTGACGCCCGGTGAGGGCTGGCCCACAGGACGAAACACCCTTCGGGGTGTCGGCCGTTGAGAACGGTCCTGACGAGTCCAAGGAGAAAGCAATGAGTGACCTCCGTTCCGCCCTCAACGAGGACGCAAACGAGTTCCCGTTCACGGGGGGAAACCGTGCGGCCGATTCCCCCAAGGCATTCGCCGCTCTCCGTGAGGTTCTCAAGGTCGCATTGAACGACTACGTGACCGAGGCGATGAACGACGGCGACGAGCAGCGCCGCACCGCCATCGCGAAGGCGTTGGAGGACTGACGGGTTGGCCAAGGCTCACCCACTGGGGGCTCGCCGGCAAGAGCCGCGACGAGGCCCGTGCGCTGACGTCGCGCTGGTAAACCGTTCGACCTCTACACCCTGACCGCTCAACCTGATCACCGAGGAGGTGTCCACGATGATGGATTGGATGCTCGACGCCCTGTGCCGCGAGGCGGAGGACCCTGACCGTTGGTTCCCTGTGGGCAGCTCCGGGCCCGCGATGGTGCAGGCCGCTGAGGCGAAGGCAGTGTGCTGGGGTTGCCCGGTACGCGAGCAGTGCCTCGCGTACGCGCTGGACGAGGGTCTCGCCTGGGGCATCTTCGGCGGCTACGACGAGCGCGAGCGCCGCGAGCTGAAGACAGCAGTGCAGACCACCAACCGATAGCGAGACAAGGAGAAAGCAATGCCCGACAGCAACGGCGTCGTGCACCCCACGTTCGGGACGTGTTTCCACTGCAAGCAGGGATTCGAGATCGCCGCGGATGGCCTGATCCCCCGGCACTCGATCACTGTCCCGGCCAAGAAAGGCGCCAGCCTCGATCGAGTTGAGTGTCGGGGAAGCGACAAGGCGTATGCCGAGTACGCCGACCTCTGCGCAGAGCAGCGGTACCTCGCGGCCGAGATTCGGCGGGCTGAGGCACGTCGTCGGCCCGCGGAGAGCTGAACCACCGCTAGTCGCCTGTCTGGCTGTGCCCCCGGTACAGCCAGACAGGCGGTACCCAACCGCTGGGGAGAGGCAATGACCGAAGACGTGATGGCTAGTACAGCCAACCCGCTGCTGGCCTACTACCTCAGCCAGCTCGAGCACCAGAAGCACCACAGCGACCACGCGCACATCGTGTTCCCTGGGACGCCGATGCAGCCGTGGGACCGGTGCCTGAGGTGCATGTGCGAGGACCCGAACAAGTACCGGGACGAGGCCACGAACGGCGTCAAGAAGCGCTACTCGTGGGCTGTCCCCAACGGCGCGGCGCTGGACGCGATCGCCAAGCACTCCCCGAAGGGTGTGGTGGAGATCGGGGCCGGCGGCGGGTACTGGGCGAAGATGCTCCGGGACCGTGGCGTCGATGTCATCGCGTATGACCCTGCCCCGCCGGGGCGCGGGGAGCCTGAATGGCACAGCGGCAAGGCATGGTCCGAGGTGCTCCTGGGCGATCACACGGCCGTGCTCGGCCACCCTGACCGGACACTGCTGACGGTGTGGCCCAGCTATAGCGAAGGGTGGGCTGCCGCCGCCCTGGAACTGTTCAGTGGGGACACCGTCGTCTACGTCGGCGAGGGCCCCGGAGGCTGCACCGCCAATGGCCGCTTCCACTCCCTGCTCGGTGAACACTCCGGGTGCTGGTGCCTCACCGACGAATGCGACTGCCCGCCGGCGCCTGAACCGCTGTTCGGGGAGGTCGACTCGGTGGACATCCCCCAGTGGCGGGGAATCCACGACCGCCTGAAGATCTACAAGCGGGTGAGCTGAGGTGCTCGGACGTTCCCACGCGGCCAGCGGCTGGTGTGCCGGCCTGGCGGTGGCACCGATCGTCGGGCTGCACACCCTGCCCGAGGTGGCGCTGTTCGCGGTGGCCACCGCCGGCTGGGCACTTGGGCCCGACCTCGACCACCCAGGTGCGAGCGCGTCCCGCCTCCTCGGCCCCTTCTCCCAAGGCGCGTCGTGGCTCCTGCGCCGTGCATCCGCCACCATCTACCGCCACACCAAAGGCCCACGGGACGAGAACGTCACCGGAACCCACCGCCACGCATCCCACACCCTCGTAGCCGCCGTGCTCCTCGGCTTGCTGACGACCGCGGCAGCAGCCATGTGGGGTCCGTGGGCCGTGGGAGTTGTGCTCATCCTGGGTGTGCTCCTGGCGGAAACCGCACTCGGCGACTGGGTGCTCCCGGTGACGGCCGTCGCAGCAGGCGCCATAGCTATGACGACATCCATCCCTGCCGTTCTGGCGGATGTGGGTGGATGGATTGGGATCGCCGTCGCGCTCGGTTGCTTCACGCACTGCCTTGGGGACTCGGCTACGCTCAGCGGCTGCCCGTGGCTGTGGCCCATACCGATCGCTGGTGAAACCTGGTACGAGATCCGGCCGCCGCGGTGGATGCGGTTCCGGACCGGTGGCACGGTCGAAACGGCGTGCCTTTTCCCCGCCTTCACTGTGCTCGGCGTCCTGTTGATCCCCGGGGTGTGGCCGCTGACCCTCACCATCGCCCACGCCCTCTACAACCAGCTACCCGCATAGGAGACCCGTGATGGCTGAATCCGTGGAAGAGAAGTGGCTTTCCTGTTCGTATCACGAGGCGGGGCATGGGGTGGTGTTGGTGGAGTTTGGGCATCCGATCACCCAAGTGCGTATCGATGTCCACACCCCGTGGCTCGGTGACCCCACCAGCGACGGGGCTGTGTCGACGCCACACGAGATTGAGGAGTTGGACGACCGGGGGCTGATCGAGATGGTGGTGGTGTTCCTGGCCGGCGGTGAGGCACAGGCGTGGTGGCATGAGCACTACCACGGCATGACGATTGGGGAGGCACGGGACTACGCCTACGCGTCGGGCGCGGCGGATGACCTCGCGGGCGCACAGAAGTGCTTGAAGCTGGTGGGGGCGAATGGCCGGCTGGCGCGCCGGCTGGAGCGGACGACGCAGGACATGGTGGCAGGGGCATGGGATCGGATCGTGGAGGTGGCTGAGGCGCTGCGGGAGTCCGGCGGATACCTGAGCGGCGACGACGTGTACAGCCTGGCCTGAGCCGCAGAAACGCCCACGTCGCCGCGCGATAGTGGGGCGTCCCAGTCCACGCCGCCTACGGGTGGCAGACCGTCGCCTGCGAGCGGATCTTCACCGGCTGGCGTACTTCGCCACGCGGCATTCAGGGCAGCGACAGCCCTGCCGTCGGTAGGAGCTCTCGGTGCCGTGGGGAATTGACTGATCCCGTCCATAGAGGAGCGCCATGTCGAGCTGCACTGCCCGGTCGGGATGCACCCGGCTCTGCGCGTAGATCATCTGGAAGGGGACGCCATACCGCTCGGCGGCCTCGCGGGGCGTCCGGCCGTTCCGGATGGCCAGGAGGATTGCGTCTTCCCGGGGTTGCTCTCTGGCTAGTGGGTGCGGGGGTTGAGCCCAGTGCGGCCGATGTGCCAGACCATGCCGAGGGAGTCGAGCTTGGCGATGCGCTCCGGTGTGAGGCTGCCCGTGCGCTGGCCACGGCGTACCGCGCGCTGCCGGGCGATCCACTTGCCCAGCTCAAATCCGGCGCCGGGGACGGTGTAGCTCCGCGGCACGAGCAGGTCACCACGAGTGGCGCGATAGTGCACGGCGTACCGATAGGCCTCCGCCCACGCGGCCTCGAGCGGGTCCCACTCCATGCCGAGGGCATCCCAGACCGCGACCTGCTCGGCGTCGAGCTCGCCAGCCTTACGCAGGGCGCGGCGGTGACCGAGGTAGACGCCCAATTTCAGGCCGGTGTCGGGGTCTTCGTAGTCGTCGGGGACGAGCAGGTCGCCATGCTGATCTCGGTAGCGGCAGGCGGCGTCGTAGGCGGCCTGGGTGATCTCGGGTGCGCGACCCTTCGTGCTGATCTCGCGCCCGTCGACGACGATTCGGTAGCGCATGGGTCTCCTAACGGAAGGCGGCGGGTATGGGCCCGCCGCGTCGGCGAGCCGGCTAGCGCTTCCCGAGCCAGGACCGGACGGTCATCCGCGTGACCCCGGAGGCTCTCGCGAATTCGGCTTCGGCCATCTCGCCTCGTCCGACGAGCGCGATCGCAGCGCCTCGCAGCGCAGCCTTGGCCTCCAGCTCCGCCAAGCGGGCCCGGAAAAGCGCGCTGCCGAGGGTCGTGGCCAGATCGGTCGGATCCTCGACCATGGCGCGGTACGCGCCGACGAGAGCCTGCTCCGCGTCGGCCTGGTCGTCGAGGTCGGGGTAGGCCACGTCGATGTCGTCGGCGATCGCGAGGAGCTCGGTGATCTGGTCTTCGGTGAGGCCGTGGTCGTCGCCGAGCCAGGTATCCAGCTCGTAGCGCTGCATATCAGTTCTCCTCGTAGGCTGCGGCGATCATCTCGAAAAACGCGTCATCCATCGGGATGACGGAGACGATCTCGGTGGGGTGAACAAGCATTTCGCCATACTCGGCGTCGAGCGGGGTGGCGCAGGACGGGGTCCCGGAGACCTCGACGATGACCCATTCGCCTGCGCCGTAGGGGATTCCGCTTCCGGCGCTGGCGAGATAGGCGGCGAGGGTTTCGAGGCTGTCGCAGACGGAGACGCCGTCGCGGTCCAGGTCGTCGCGGTGCCAGGCGCGGGAGACCTGCTCGGTGGGGTCGAGGAGATCGGTGATCTCGCGGCCGGCGGTCTGGATCCGGAAGTACGTCGTCGTCATGTATAGGACTATACAGGTCGGCGGCTACCGTGTCTAGTGCTATACAGGAAGGGCTGACGGGTGAGCGGGACCTTGACTTCCTCCTGGCCGTCCACGGCGGGGAAGAAGTCAAACAGACCACGCCCCCGGTTGATCACGGGGGCGTTGTCATGCGCCCCGCTACCGCTGTCCCGCCGCCGCGTCGTAGCACTCGCGCGGGGCCCGGGACTGCAACCGCTCCAGACACGGCGGGCACAGAATCCCCCCAGGTCCCGCAGGGGTAGTGCCGCACTTCGAACAGATCGTTTCCGCTGGCTGCTGATCCATGGTCCTATCCTGCGCGTTCACGGCCGACCTTCAGTGGCTGGGTGCTGCGCCTGCGGCCATTTCACTTCGGGCAGTGCCGCAGCACTGTCTCCAGCGCGTCGTGTTCGGCCTGGTCCACCGACAGCCGGTACTCGACTTTGACCGCCACATATCGGGTGGCATACCCGCAACGGTCGTGCGCGGGCAGGTACTTCGCGGGGTCGTCATCTCCCTTGCTGCGGTTGGAGCGGGCCGTCACAGCAACCAGGTTGTCGGTGTCGTTGTAGAACGCCGACCGCCGTGCCGCATCCCAGTTGCGGGCACCGGAGCGGTTCGCTTCCTTCACCGGCACGATGTGGTCGATGTCCAGGTCGCCGGCGCGGGTGACGGTCACACCGTCGTAGCTCGACACCCACGTGCCCGCCGTGATCTTGCAGCCGGCGCCGGTGCGCACATCCCGCCCCTGTGTCTTCAGCACCCGCTCCCGGGTGTCGCAGCCACCCTCCACGGTCCAGTCGCCCCACGCCTCGCGGTCGTAGTGGGCGCCCGTGTCCTCCACACGGACCGTCAGGGCATCCAGACCCGCAGTGGCCGACAGGGTGGGAGAGGAGGACTCAGCGGGCAGGACGGTGCACGCAGAGGCCAGAAAGACGACTGCGAGGACCGGGGCGGCGAGGCGGTTCACGGCTCAGTCCTCTTCCGTCTCGTCGCGGTCGTCCAGTTCCACACCAGCAGGCTCGTCGTCCTCGGCGGTGCTGTAGACGGCGCCGAGGGAGAGGAGAGTGATCGGGAAGGAGGGCATCATGCCGCGTCCTCGTCGTTGCGGTGCTCCCACTGGTGGCGGGTCAGGAATCCAGCTCCAGCGGAGCGAAGTGCCTCATCCAGCTTCCAGTAGTCCCGCCCTGCGTACACGCGCTCCGCATGGCCCCGAGCCGACTCGCGCATCCGCTCCACCTGCTCCTCAGCGAAACGGCGGCGAGACTTCGGGAACGACTTCAGGCCCAGGTGTGCCTCAACCACACGGGCCTCGAAAGCCAGCGCACGGCGGAGGCGGTAGATCTCGTCCAGTGCTGCCGAGTAGTGGGACAGCATCTCGTCGGCGGCCATCACGTCGGGGCTGCCGTGCTCGATCTGCGTGACCGTCGCCTTGATGACGCTGTGGACGGAGTTCAGCTCCGAGATCAGGTAGTCGCCGCCCTCCTCGATGTACTCCCGCTCCTTCCCCATGCGCCCCTCAGGGGTCGCGGCACCCTCGTAGCATTCCGGGTCGTCCGGAACCTCGGTCTCGTAGCTGATCGACACGTCCACTCGAACCCTCACAGCCCCACCCTCCCGTGCTTGGTGTTCCACAGGTACAGGACTCGGTAGCCCTTCTCGGTCGGTTCGATCGGTGTCCCGCTGACCAACCCCGCTTCATACAAGGAGTTCTCGGCCCGGCTGATCTGCGCGGGTGTGCTTGACCGGTCCTGTCTGCCTTTGGACAACGCGTCCAGCACCTTGTGCCGCAGCGGCGTGTACCGAAGCTCAGTCACGGTGTCTCCTCTGTGGACGGGGATGGGAGCGCTCGAGCATTGCTCGCCCGGCTGTAGCACGTGCATGCCCCGACCCTCGTCGTCGGCGTGAGCACACAAGCGAGGCCTGGGGTGCGAAACCACGGGACGAAAGGACACCAGGCTGCGGTGCCGGGCGACCATGTCCATGACGGCCTCAAGGGCCGAGTCGGGTGTCGTCCCAGGGTTGTCCAGGCCGTACTTGCGTCCAGCAGCGGCCAGCATGTCGGTGGTGATCACCCCGTCCGTGGGGAGCCCGTAGCCCGCCAACGTCTCCCCGGCATAGCGGACAGCGTCGAGGGCGCGGCGAAGATCAGACATCGGACGACACCTCACTCAGCGGTCCGTTCTGATGCTCGACACGGACACGCTCGAAGGTCATGCGGCGCTCGTCGTCTGTGATCGGCTGCCCGTGCTCGTCTCGGACCAGCTCCAGTCGACCCCCAGGGCGGTCCTCCCAGAGCTGGCCGAACTTGTCGCTCCACACCTTCAGCTCGCTCATGGCCGATGCACCTCAACAAATTCGCGCACCCACTCCGGGGTCGCCTCCAGGTTGTCGACGTCGATACGGCGGAGACACGTCCGTCCGCTAGATACCCGCAGACCGCCAACGGTAACTCCGTAGATCCGACCCGACGTGATGTTGTAAACGGCCTCGATCCAGCTTGGGACGATCGGGTTGCGCCCCTTCGACGTGCACAGCTCGGGCATCCCTGTCACGTGCGCTCGCGCTGTCCGAATGTCGGAGACGGTCACCGCCTCCACTTCCATTGCTGTCGCCATGTCTTCCTCGCTTCGTCGATGTTGCGAATGGTTAGCTGGTGTGGACGAGCACGCTGAGGTCGTACACCTGGACACAGTCCGTGTGCCAGTCCATGGTGTCCAGCACACTGTGGAGGTGTCGCCCGCAGGCGTAACCTCGGACAACGGGGACCGAGTCTGGGCCCTCCAGGTTGCACACAGCCCAATGGGCCGTGGCACCGCATGCGCGGCAGGGACGAGTGCCGCGAAGGTCGTAGATCATGGACCAGATCTCGGAATCGGGGACTTCCTGAGTCTCCGGAGCGACGACAAGCTCCTTCTCCCTCTGCTTCCATGGCTCAGGGAAGGTGTCTCCGTCCACCTCGACGCCGTAGAGAGCCAGTCCGCCCGGGCCACGCGGCTCCGCCACCGACACGACCGTCCCTGTCGGGTTGCCCGATAACCAGTAGTTGGGGATGACGTGTCGGACTCGGTCGCCGATCTTGAACTTCGTCATGATGTCTCCTCGTCGTCTCGGGGGTCTAGCCTTGCCCCGCCGAGTGGCGGGGGACGGGCTGGTCAGGGCTTGTCGCCGGTGGTTTGGATGTAGTGGTCCACCAGCCGGACCACCGAGGAGAACCCGTACTTGCGGGGGAGGTCCATCGCATCGGGGCCGACGTTCTCGGCGATCCACGCGTCACGGGCGGCGGTGAAGACGCCCGAGCGGGCATCCTTCTCGGCGCGGCGGCGCTCGCGGGTTGCCTCGTCGGCTGCCTTTGCCTCGTCGCGAATGTCCTTGACCGTGCGCTTCCCGGCGGTCGCCGCGCAGCCAGAGCCGTAGAACACGGTGCCCTCGCTGCCGCCGTCCTCGTCGAGAAGCTCCAGCTCCACGGTGCCCTTGAGCTCGGTCCGGCCGCAGTAGTCGCAGCGGGTGACCTCGTCGGTGGTGCCGAGGACTCGGAAGAGCTTGCGGTTGGGGTGTCCGATGGTGGCGGTGGTGTTGTCCACTGTGGATCCTTTCCCTTCGTGCGCGTCTTCTGAGTACCGCCCGGGGGAATCGAACCCACGGCAATGCACCTGAGGGGCGGGGTGGATCAGGACTGCTCGGGAAGACCGCGAACCGAGTCCGCGATCACGCACCACACGGCGCCATTCGCATCGCGGACCCGCTCGCCCTGGGTATCGTCGTAAGGCATCAGCTCGCCGACCACGACGGTCCCCATCCGGTCCGGGAGGTGGGCGGAAACCCAGTCTCCGTCGCGGGCGCCGTATGGTGCGATCTCGAACTTCTCGTTCATTGCCCTCTCCGTTCGGTTGTCTCTGCTTGCCGTGCCCCTCCCGGATTCGAACCGGGCACACACCACACACTGAGGGGCTGGGTGGATCACGGGCGGCGGGTCTTGGGGCCAGTTCGCAGCGCCACCGGCTGAGTGATCAGCACGATGTCCTGACCGTTGCTGGCTACCTGACTGCCGAAGGTCGACCCGTCTCTGTGCGACAGGTACTCGGCCAGAGCAGCGCATGCGAGGTCGGCGTTGACGCCCCAGACCCGTGTGCGCCACGTTCCTTCGGTGCTGCCGCCAATGAGGCCGGTGGTGACCTTGAAGTCGGGGTGGCTGGTGAGCCCGCTGTCTTCGAGAAACCAGGTGATGTCGTTGGTAATCTGCTTGGCACCCATGTCGGATGTCCTCCAGTTTTAGCGTTTTGCCGGGAGATGGGGGCCTGCTGCCCCCGTCAGCGGGCATAGGTTCATCATACTTGACGCTCGTCAACCTGTCTAGCGTCAAGTACACTCATTCCATGCCCCGCGAATTCGTCAGCACCGTCGAGATCCGAGAGATGCTCGGAGGCATATCCCGCCAACGCGTCAACGAACTCGTCAAACGCGACGACTTCCCCGAACCAGTCGAAAGACTCGCCATCGGCAACATCTGGCGCGCCGAAGATGTCCACCGCTGGGCCAAGGACCACGGCCGCACCATCCACGAGGACTAGGCCGCCCGCTCCACAGTGACCTCAACCTCAAGCCACAACCGCCGCTGACACCCCTGCCTGGTCACGCCGCCCGCTGCTCTTTCAGCTCGGCCAACACCTCAGACCAATCGCGAGGACGCCATAACCTTCCGTGCTCCCCCAGCTCGTCCAGCCACTCCCGCTGCCCAGGGCCGAGCCTCCCCGTATCGGACTTCAACTCCACCACCAGTAGCCGTCCCGACTTTGCCAAGACGAGATCAGGGAACCCGCGGTCACCCTGCATTGGTGTCGCCCAGCGCCCTGAGCGAGCCTGTGCGGGGCGGAAGTGTGCGGCGCGGTAGCCGAGCAGGGCGGCCGTATCCATGACGCGCTGTTGCCACTGGGCCTCTGACATGGAGGTCATCACGACTCCCCGCCGACGAGCCTTGACCTGGTGGGGGGCTTCACTCCCGGGCGGCACGTGGGGCCGTCCTCGGTCTCTCTGGCTGCAGTCATGGACGGGTCACCAGGATCTCCGCCTCAGGGATCAACGCCTCACCGCACCCCGCACACAGCGGTTCGTCCCCCGGCTGCAGATGGGTCTCCACCAGACACCGCGGGGAACGACACTCCACAACCAGGCAGGGCTCCTCACCCTTCACCAGACGGGCACCAGACGCCTCCAGGGCCTCGCCCCTCAGGCCATCCTCGGCCTGCCCGGCGGAGGGGAAATGATCCTCCACGCGGCCACTGTCGTCCGCGTACCAGAAACACACGTCACTCATCGAGTTGCCCCTTCTCGTAGATCTGGTATCCAGGACCGCTTGATCGCGGCCTCCGTCTGTTCGTCTGGCGCACGCGGCCGTGGTCGCCACGAACTCGGCGGCCATCACTTGCCTCGCAGTTCGGTCGCGCGACGCTTCAACTCTTCAGCGGCGAAGTCCCGCCCGTACGCCTCGCCACGCATCGCATGACCGTCGTGGGCGTCCTCGTACTCAGCCTGCTCGATCATCTTGTCCACGGGCTTCTTCAGCTCACGAGCGAGACGGTCCAACTCGTCGGCGATAGCAGTGGAACGATCGGACATGGCCAGAATCTCGTCGGCGACCTCGGCGCGAAACCCGGGCTTCCAGTAGTCGTCGAGGAGGGCATCCTCCAGCATGTAAGCCAGCCTCGGGGGGAACAGCTCCGCGGCCCGCTCTATCGCGGCATCGATCTCTTCGTCGGTCACTTGTCCTCCAGAAACTCTCGTCGGACACGGCGGAGCCACTGCTCGGCCGCTTCCTCGTCTGCGTGGTCGGACAGCACGGACGGACTGGAATCCATGGCGTCCGCTGTGGTGGAGATGGCCGCTTCGGCGAGCTGTAGCCCGCGTTCCCGGTCCGTGGCAACGATCCGACCGAACTCCCGGTACCGGTCCGGGTCCGAGAGCCGGACCTCCAGCGTGCCGGTCAGGTGCAGCGACAGCCCGGAGTGGACCAAACGCAGCAGATGCCGTGCGTGCTTCTCCGTGCGATTCCTCGTGTCCGAGGAGAACGACGTTCCGCGGTCGCACAGGCGCTTGAACTGCTGGGTGGCGTACCCGAGGTACGCATCCCGCACCCGGCGAGCGCTCAGCAGCCGCTGTCGGATCTCGACCAGCTCACGGCCCAGCGGCTCGGTGGTGATGTACCCGTCCGCCGGCAGCCACAGCAGCTCAGTGATCGTCGGGTTGCAGGACAGGGCCAGTCCGAGGAACTTCCCGGCCTCGTGGGTCGTGATGTCCGGGTTCTGCAAGACCCGGGACGCAGCCTTGCCCGTCGGCGGGCGGAGCCCGTGGAACTCCACAGTGGGCGCCGCCGCCACGACGAGGATGTCTGTGTCCGACTCGGGTCCGGCGAGGCCGTAGGCTTGAGAACCCACGACCCCACTCAGAAGTACTCCCCACTCAGGTGCGCTCACCACTTACCCCCCAGCCTTCCCTTGACGCACTCACGGCTCATCTCCGTCTCCGCCCTTCGAGTCTCTGCGTAGACCGCACCTGCGCGGCCCTACGGCGGGCATGGTGAACGCAGCGCGTGACCCAGCCGTGGACACGGAAGAGGAAGCCCATCACCGGTCGCCACCCCGGGATCTGTGCCGGTACACGATCTGTGTCACCGACTTCGGCTTGATGTGCAGTGCCTCGGCGATCTCCGCGCGCGACAACCCGCGGGCCTTGAGCACGCGCACCGCATCCCACGAGTCAGCCAACGACCGGTTCGTTCGCTCGTAGTCGGCGAGGGTGCCGTCACGGTCACACCGGGGCCGGCAGTTGACGCACAACCCGCGGGCGCTGTACCGAAGCTCCCCAGGCTTGGCTTGGCGGTACGGCACCATCGGGCGGGAGCAACGGAGGCAGTGGGTGGGTACCGCCCGCACAGTCGCCGGCGCAGTCACGGCTCGTCCCCGTTGGACACGGGGGCAGGGATCGGATCGGTCATCGCCTCCACCCTCCCCAGATCCGGATACGCTCCCACTGGCGGATCGCGGCACGCTGCCACGCGGGCCGGGCGTAGTAGCGCTCCAGCGCCTCGTCCACATCGGCCTCAACCTGACCCATGAACCGTCGCCCGAACTCAATCAGCCCGGCATTGTCGCGAGCCACCTCCGACTCGATCGGCCGCGCCGGATCCACATAGTCACAGTCCGCCGACAGGCACACCCGGAACTGTTTGCGCCCCATGTCGCACGGCAACCAGCCGCCGAACTCGTGCTCGTGCGGGGGAACCCGGCCCCCCTTGGGCAGCCTCCCGCTCATCGGTCCACCTCCTCGGTTAGCTCGCTGGCGGGGATCGCCTTCTCGATGACCGAGCGGGCCATGCTGACCATCTCCAAGGTCGTCTCGCCAACCTCGCACTCGCAGTCCGGATTGTGGGTCTTCAGCCACACCCGGGTGCCTTCCTCCGTCAGGTCGCACCAGTCAAGTAGGGCACGGACCACGTCTGCCATCACGTGGGCGGCGCGGTTCATCGGCTTGGTGCGGGTGAAGTGGTCGAGCTCGATGCGTGCGCTCATGCGAGCATCGTCACGGAGCACAGTGAGTGCGTCCGCGATGCTCCGGTCCCGCTGGGCGTGGCCTGCGTGACGGGCTGGATTCGCCTGCCGTGCTGCTGCCAGCTCACGGCGAGCCTGGGCGAGATCGGCCTCAGCTCGCCCGGCGCGGGCGAGGATGGGCATCACGGCGTCTGCCTGCCCCTGGAACTCCCCCTCGTCGAAGGCGTCGCAGTTCGCGCCGTCCCACGAGTCGCAGCCGCACCAGTCTTCGTGCAGCGCGTTGGCCAGTTCGGCGCGGAGCGTTTCGTCACGCATCACCGGGACACCCCCGCGGGCAGCTCGGCGGCGGTGATCTCCTCGACCTTGCCGGTCCACATCTCGCGGAGATCGGCTATGTCACTGGCCGTGGAATTTGTCCATCCGCGAGACCGGGCATGCCAGCGCTCGAATGGCTCACCGGCACGCTGGCGGTAGTACATGTGCCCCGCTGGCGTCCCGATCGTTCGCCGGTAGTAGCGCGCCTTCGGTGCGCGGTCGACCTCAGATGGCTGGTCGCCCTTCATCGGGTCACCTCCTCAGGCAGCTGGTCGACGGCGATCTCTTCGATCACTACGGCGCCCCTCCGCAGCTTGCGAAGGCCCTCTATATCGCAGGTCGCCGCCGCATCCCACTTGCTGTGCGGGGCGTGCCAGATCTCGAGCCGCTCCGCGCCGCGCTGGCGGTAGTACGCCCATATGCCGACCGCCCCGGACTCGCGCCGGTAGTAGCGCACGTTCGGCGCCTGTTCGGCGGCTTCGATCTCCTGTGCGAGACCAGCGAGGTACACGGGGGCGATCTGCCAGATCGGCTGGCCGGGGTCGCTGGGGTTGGTGAGCCGTTCGGTGATGAACCTGCCCACGTCACGCAGGTGGGCGGCCGCCTGACGGGCCGTCATCTCGCTGGAGTCGGCACGCTGAGCGGGTGCCGCATCGGGCCGCTCGGCCGGGACGACGGTGCTCCGTTGGACCAGGTAGGGCGTGTGCTCCCCGGGCACGCGCAGGGACTCGAACCAACTCGGCCTGTCCGCCGGGTCACGTTCGAGCAGCTCGCCCTCGAGCCACCCGAAGACGGGGCCGGAGTAGCCGCGTACCCAGTCGCCGGACTTGGGCTTGGGGTTGATCATCGGTTCGCTCTCTTCCTCGTGTAGTCAACTTTGGCTTGCCACACCCGCTTGACGGTCCACTCCACACTGGAGAGGACACGCCACAGGGCAGCGTCGAACAGGCGCCTCACGCCGCCACCTCCCCAGCGGCGGGCGGGATGTAGGCGTGCTCCGCCCACAGCGCATGCAACCCGCTCGGCGGCACATCCGACTCCGCATACGCCTCCACAAACTCCCGTTCGGCACACACCCTCGACCCACCCGCCAAGCGGTGGCGCACATCGGACAGGGCATGCAGATAGCCCAAGGCGTACATCTCACGACAAGTACGGGTGTGCCGCTCCTCGTGGGCAAGGGACTCGCCGCGGGACTCCATTACGCCACCGCCGGCAGGTCGGTAGACACAACCAACACGGGGCCAGCGACAAGCTGCACCCAGTTCGCCACCTGCGTGTCCGACAAGGCCTGGCCCTCGAACGAGTGGCTGGCGCCGTGGCGTTGAGCCAGGTCCATCACCGTCCACGGGCGACTCTCACCCCCGAAGCGGCCGTTGCGGATAGCGATCGCACCCTCGGTGGAGACACGCACGGGATGGTGGTGGGCGTACTCGGTCATTGAGCACCGCCCTTTGTCTTCATGGCGCGGTTGACTTCCTGGGACAGGAGCACATAGTCCTGAACTGGCATGCCTGCCTGGTCTGCGTCGAACACGGTCACGCAGTACTTGCACAACCTCCCGGCGTCTTTACGGCCGTCCCGCAGATCCGCGAAGGAATAGGGGAAGCCGCGAGTCAACGACGGGTAGCAGCCGTTCCGGTGTGGCGCGAGCTCCTCACCGTTTGCCTTGACGTAGCGGACGCAGAGAGGGCTCATGCTGTAAGCGGTCAGGCCGGGTATGACGTTGACCCGCCCGGCGTGGATGTTGCCGTAGAGCGCACATCCTGTGGATGCTGCGATGACGTTGTCCTGAACGAGGACTTTGGCCATGAGCTCTTGCCAGTTCATCGTCGCCCCTGCAACGTGCCCAGGTAGCCATCCATCCACACCGTGTACGACGTGTTCACCGAGGTAGACACCGCGGGCTGGGAAGTGGGCGGGGCCTGGATCGGCTGGGTAGCCGGTGCAGACACCGCCAGGGCGGCCGTGGCGCCGATGAGCACGCCGACGACGGCCCCCGCAACGAGCTTGATGGAATCGGCCATCACGCTTTCGCTCCTCTCGCGGTCGCCTTGCCGGCCGACCGCTGTAGGTGCTGCTGCCCCGCGCGGCGCCGCTTCTCTCGCAACAGGTCCTGACTCATGCGGTCTTCTCCTCCTGCTCGTCAGTCCAAAACTCGGGGTACGAGGGAGCCGTTTCGATGACCCACTCCCCAGTGTCGGAGTCGAGGTAGCGCCATGGCGCCCAGACGGTCATCCGGTGGTCCTCGTCGTGGCCCCGCTCACGCTCACACTCCGCGCCGTCGGTACCCCTGCGGGACGGGCATCCGTCCACTCTGATCCAGTGCTGGCACGTGTCACCCGGTGGCATCGGCGGAGCACTTGGCCTCGATCTTGTGCTGTGGGATCTTTGCCATGCCTCTACTCCTCGGTGTTGTAGATACGGTCGAATCGCTTCTCGGCAGCGGCGAGAGCTTCGCCCCACGTTCCAACGTGGTCCTGGACGTCCTGAGCCGAGCGAAAGATGCCCGCCGCGGTGGTGGTCAGCTCTAACTCGGCGCCGAGTTCGGTCGCCTCGTTCACAATCTCCGGGTCCTCTACCGCGCCGCTCTTGAACTCTTCGAGAGCGTCGTAGACGGAAGTCACGGAGCCCAGTGAGTCCATCAGGTCCAAAACCCGCATAGGCAGACCCGCAGCGTGCACCGCGTGGCCGACGATGCAACCCGGGATGGGGTTGGAGTCATCACCCATGGACCCGTACGCGCACGACCCCGTGCGGGAGTTCTCGTCGATGTGGTCCTCTCGGCCCCGCACAACATCTCGCAGAAGCTGGATGGCCTTGGGGCCGTCGATCTTGACTGTCATGGTGCTCCTGTCTGGTGGTTTACGGCTCGAGAAGGGAGACCTCGCCGGTGGCGGGGTCCAAAGTGAAGTCGTGCCCGGGGTCGCGCAGGTCGTTCACCTGGGTGGCGTCCACTCCGGCGCAAAAGTCGAACAGGTCGTCATCCCGTACGCACGTCTCCCCCGCCGTCGCGGCACCCGGGATAGGGATCGGGGTGAGGGTGAGGTGTGGGGCGGGGCCACCGAACACGATCGCGGCAGCGAGGGCGGGGAGGACGGCGCAGAGGAGGCCGTTCGCGAAACCCAGCCGGCGCGCGGTCATCTTGCGCCTGCCAGGGCGGGAACGAACTCCACCAATACCCCAAACGCGCGGGATGCGCACGGCGCCCATGGGGTGCCGTCATGCAACTGCGGGTACGGGAACCGGGACCACGTCCACGACTTCCCGGCCCTCACCAGCCACTCCGGGCCAGCAGAGTCCTGCAACACCTCCACAGGCTGTGGAGGTTCCGGGCCTTCCGGCGCGAACACGCGAGGATCGGTCATCGCGCACCGTTCCGGCGGCTCATGATCTTCGTGGTGGGGTGCACCGCGACCGCAGTGCCATCGGCGAGGTCGAGTCGACTCACCGAGAGCGGCGCGGAGATGTGCACGGCGTCGATGACCTCGACCCAGTCACCCGCGCTCGTCTGGACTTCCATGCCCTTCTTGACGTTGCGGGCGAGGCGGTGCCGCTCACGCAGCGGCGTCCCGGCGCTCATCGGGTCGGGTGGCGGCGGAACCTCGGTTAGGCGCCCGCAGTGCTCCAGTAGGCCCCAGAACCCCCAGCGGGTGTCTCGACCGTGCTGTTCGGCCTGCTTGCCTTCGAGCTGCCAGGCGCCGTCCCGGCAGTGCCAGATGTGGCCTGTGTCGTTGCGTAGCCTTACGCCCGTCTCGGCCGCCTCGCGAGGGCTAATGCGCGGCGGGTTGTCCACGGCGCGGTGAACCCAGACTCGGGGCTTCGGGTCCTCGGTCGCAGTGTCGTTGCAGCGGCAGCGTCGCGGCCCCGCCGCGTCGCCTTCGCAGTCCTGGCATCGCTGCCAGCAGTTGACCGCGTGGGTGCCGTCGGCGAGCGGGCCGCTGCAGCATCGGGGCACCGGGTGGCCGCCC